TTAGCCTAATTTACTGTTTAAAAGCTCCACCTGATCCCGGTCTTTATCACACATCCATTTCGAGTAAACCTTATACACCATACTGGCATCAGTATGCCCCATCTGGCTGGCGATGAAAGAGGGGATCGCTCCTGCAGACAACAACCAGCATGCGTAAGTATGGCGAGACTGATAAGGCACACGGCTGCGTATTCCCGCTTTTTTTAGTCCCTGCTTCCAGCTATAGCCCAGCGCGTTTTTTGAATAATAGGGATTCGGAACGGCAAATTTAATTACCGGACGAAACACAAACCGTACTTGCTGCTGATCGGTGCTCGCATACGCACGATGGTTAAATGTGATTTCCGTCGTCTGGTCTGCACCGGTCAGATGGAACTGATCTCTTAACGCTTCGAGGGCTGGCTCCAGCAATGTGATCGTGCGTTCTCCGGCGGACGTTTTAGGCGGCCCGAACTGATCATAGTTGTTCAGATTCCGACTGACGTGAATTTTTCCATTGACCAGATCAACATCATCCCATCCAAGTGCGCACAGTTCCCCATGACGAAGACCAGCGTAAAAGGCCAGTTTCCATAAGTTAACAACTGAAGCCGGTAACACCGAAATGAATCGCTCGTATTCTTCCATCGTGAATGGATCCGGTGCTTTCCGCGGCCGTTTCAAAGAAGGAATATCTTCAAACGGGCTGTTGGTAATAATGTGGCTACGTTTGGCAAATTTCAGCATGGCGCAAAGCGTGCGGATTTGCTCGTTTACCGTAGCCGGGGCACGGCCCGTTTTATTCAGATGTGGCACAACATCATTCCGTACATCCCCCAGCAACAACTCCTTCCGGTATCTCAGAATGTCGATCTGTTGAATATCGGTGATCAGGGTTTCGCTACCAACGATCCGCAGCAGAATCTTGATGATGGAATGCATGTTCCGCGCTGATGCGTAGGACATTTCCAGCTCTTTGGTTCCGCTGTATTCATCACAAAGTTCCTGGAAGGTACTAATCCTCAACGTAGTTGAGAATTTTTTTGCTGCCTTAGAGCCAGGAAACTGCAGGCCATAATCGAATATCCCCATCTGGATATCACTGGTGATCTTCGCTCTGAGCTGGCCTGCTTTTTTGAGGTTGGCGTTCGTCACCAGCCAGCCTTTAAGCGTTTCCCGGCAACGAACCCCTCGATAAATGAACCATATCCGAATCTTGCCATTGTGAATTTCAACACCCGTTGGCGCCACGTCACTGCTCCTGAACGAAACTGTTTATCTTTGGGAAGTTGTACCAAAGTGTCGCCCGCGGAGAGTTGTTATCTCCTTCAGTCTGGGTTACACGCTTAAAATGAATACCTTCGATCCAGCGATGAGCGCGGTAGCAGGTTACCTGCCGCTTTGAGAGTCCCGTTCTCTCACAAAGCTTCGCTTCAACCACCCACTCTTCGTTAAAAATCACCTGTGCCATCTTTCACCTCAGGTAACCGACATCATTATAAAGATGCCGGTTGTTAAACATTGATATTTCAATATCAGGCGATCTGCCCGGGCAAGGATCGCAGACGGCGCATGCCGGTCATCGCCGTGGCCACGTAGCTCGCTTTCCGGTTCACTACCTCCACCCAGACCTTCACTCCTTCCACCCGTACCGTGTACGTCTCTTTCATCCGGCTGCGCCCGTAGTTTCCGTACCGCTCTTGATGGGCCGCTAGGGCGATTTCGCAGGCCTGACGCGCCAGCGGTGACTGTGTGCTGCGGTTAATCAGTCGCATGGTCACCGCCTTCTGGGTTAGATGGTTGAAGGAAAACCGCTCGGGACGGCGACCAGTCGCAATATGCATCGGATTCGGTATGCCCGAAAATTGCCTTACAGCGGCGGATATGGGCGCAGTCACCGCAGGTCTTATCCTTCGGGAGTTGCATTTTGTCGGGGTCTGCCGGGTTATAATTCAGCTCAGTCATTCCAGGCCCCCAGCTCGTTCTGAATCTCTTCGTCGATCTCTTCGGTAGTGGCTTCTTCATTGAGGAAGTCCAACGCTTCTTTTCGGTATTGCTCACGACGTTCGTCATACCAGGCGGAGAACTCTGGCGACCAGCCACGTTTATCCCGCTGAAAGTCCACTCTGGCATTGTCTTCGGCCATACGTTCAACCATGCAGTCTGCAGTTATCAGGCCACACTCTCGGATGTATCCGCGCAGATGGTGCTTGCGCCAACATGGGCTATATTTCGAGTCGCAACGGCTTTTGAATTCAATTTCCCACCGGCGGATACAGCGTGCTTTTAATGATTTGCTCATCTCGTTACCGGGAGGGCGAACCCTCCCGCCTCCCTTAGGCCACGTATTCCGGTTTCATATCTGCCAGGGTGATGCTGAACTGATCATGCAACTCGTCACCCAGATGACGTTTTGCCGACGCCAGCACGCGTTCAGCTTCCTCGAAGCGCTCGGCACCATCCGGTTCGCCGGGCTGCGGCAGGGAGTTGATCGCTGCCTCGACCCGGTTATACGCATCCACCAGGTGGTAACGCTTCACGGCCTTGTTTTTCAGCTCGGTGTACAGGGCCGAACCCAGCGTATTCTTGCCCGTTTCGATGTCAGCCCGAACTGCTTTGGCGTTATCTACGTCCTGCGCTGCCTCAATCCGATCCCGGAACTCATCGGCCATAGCGTCAATGTTTGCCGCTGATTCCTGCGCACTATTGGTGGTTGTTACGCTGTCACCTTTGATATCAGCCAGGTTCACGCGCTGGACTGGTGCCGGATTGATCTCCTTCTCGGTGCGCGGTTCAACTTCATCCGGGCTGTAGACGCCGAGGATGACCTCAGGGCAGTACAGGCGCGCCCAGTACTTCACCGCGAGATAGGCGATCTGCTGCTTGGGTGCCGTTTTCCACAGTGGGGAGTTCCGGGTGGTAATGTCAGCCAGGTAGATATTCTCGCCCCAGGTGATATCCGTCTCGCCGCGCAGGACAGCGCCAACCCGGACAAACAGGCCCAGCTCATCGCGGCCGTCTTTCTTACCGGCGATCTTTTCCCAGTCGCCGCCGTATTCGTAATGGAAACGGCCCACTATGGCGCTTGAACTGGAGATAACTGCGTTTACCAGCTGCGCTTCGTAACCCAGCACGCCGTTAACCAGGTGCGTTTTCTGAGCGACCGCGTAAGGGTTCATGCCCCACTGCATGGCTTGCATGACGATCGCCATGCAGTCGGCTGGTTTACCCGCCAGATGCTTCGGTACGGTTACAGCAGACTGCGCCATCAATTCAGCGAATGCGGTCAGCTGGCCGAGTGCCTGTACGTTAAATACAGCGTTACTGGCAGAGATAGTGTTTGGAGTCTGCTCTGCGGCGATAATATTGGTGTTTTGCATTGTCATTCTCTCCATTAAGCCAGGCGCAGCGCTTCAAGGCGGCGCAGGTCGAAGTCGTTCAGTTCTTCGGTGTAGTCTTCGGTGATCGGCGCTGGCCACACGCCAGTGTCGAAAGCGTTAGCGATGCGGTTCATCGTCTGGCGATACTCAAGCATGCCCAGCTCAATCAGCTCTTCGCTGGCCTCGACGATGGCGATCCAGTGATAACCCTCGTCTTTGTTCACGAAAATCCAGAAGAACTGATCCAGCGCCGCGGTGCTCATATACATGGCTGCGCTGAGGTGATAATCGCGGTCGATGATTTCCCGGTGCAGGCGGGCGCGCAGGCCGGACTGTTTCACGTTCCACATGCTGATGGTTTTCAGGTCGGCACCGATGCGAACGGCGTCGATGTCGATTTCCAAATCCGGGCGCACGCGGATTTCCAGCCCGGTCTCCTCATCGATACCGAAATAGCTCGTCTCAACAGCGCGATCAGGGTGCAGCAGAAGCTTTCCGGCAGTCGGGTGCTCGAGCAGTGCTTTCTGAATGGCCAGTGCCGTTTGCATCTGCTGCTGAGTAACCAGAATCTTGTCGCCCGGGTTCTCGCGCCATGCATCCAGCAGTTCGTCAGCGAATACCGCATCCGGCTTAACGGACTTCACCGCCTGGATCATCTCCGCTTTCGTGCCGGACACTTTCAGCGGTGCCGGTTTCTGCGCTTCCTGTGCCACCAGGTCAGGGTTGATGATCGCAAGCTGCTCGAGGAGCGCATCACGGCTGCCGCTGGTTTTCACCAGCGCGGGCAGGGTGGCGTTGTACTCTTTGATGCAGGCCTTCATAGCTGCAGTGGTCTGCTTCTGGTCAGCCTCGATGCGCTGGAATTCAGCTGGCAGCGTCATATAGCTCTGCGCTGTTTCTTCCAGACTGCCGCCCATCGGCACTTGCGCGGGCAGGGTGGCGTTGTGCTCTTCCAGCAGCGCTTTGATATATTCTGCACTCAGCAGCGCTGGCAGGCTGGCGTTATGCGCATCGATAAAGGTGCGCAAGGTCGCCGCGGTGGTGAATGCCCCTTCCGGGATCACCGGCTCCACGCTGAACTCTTCATCAAGGTTTTCCGGCTGCAGCGCCAGCGCATGCACCAGGTTACCCATATCCAGCACTTTGGAGCCTTCGCGCGGGATGGTCTTGGCGACGTGGCGCGCGTTGAAGTACATCAGGCTGACTCGGGCATCTTTCACCTGGGTGCTGCTGATCCCGTTCGCTGCGTGGTAGACGTTATTCGGCAGACCCTCATAGCGGCCCGGTTCGAAGTACGCTGGATATTCGGCTACTGGTTCGGCCTGATGCGCTTTTGGCTCGTTCTGATTCACTTTTGGTGTGTTTTGATGCGCAGAATCGTCATCTTGATGCGCATTTTCCGCGTTTTGGTTCACATCGGCCTGTTCCTGGTTAGCCAGGCTCGGCGCTGCGGCGGCCAGAACTTCGGACGAATTCAGGGCATCTGTTTGCGGATCAGCTGCATCAGCGCTTTCGCCTGGTGGTAACGCGTTACCAGCTTCTCCTTCCTGCGGGTGAGTCTCTTCCATCTGCACATCGCTGGTGGTCTCCGTTACTGTTTCCGTTTTTTCGACTGCGTTTGAGGGGGTATTGATGACCGGGTCAGTATTTCCACCCATCAGGCCATCGATAGAGAGCACGCCGCCTCCGAGGTTAGCGACCTGTGGCTGGCTGGCAGCGGTCAGATCTTCTTTAACCCACTTCGGATCGTCAGGGTCACTGACGCCGTCAACGAACTCGCCGCGTTCAGCAGCTAACTGCTGATCGACAAAGTGGCTATCAATCTCATTCTCCGCAGGTTTGTCAGTAACAGCCTGAAGGGCCACTAACTCAGTTTCAACATTGAATTCAGCCGTCATCGTCTGGTTCACGAACTCCAGATGCGCTACTGGCGTCAGGTGGATATTCTCGGGCGCGATGCGCACCAGGTTGAAGATGGCTGCGCGGTTGACCGCCAGAACGCCTGGCTGGTTTCGCAGGATTTTGCTCCATGATTTCCATGGTTCTTCTTTGTTCGCGACAATCTCTTTGGCGCGGCGCAAAATACTGGAAGGGATTTCAAAATGGTGGAAATCCATCGGCAGCAGGGCGCAGGCGATCTCCAGATCGAGGGTGTCCAGGGTGTGATGCGCATCTGCGCCGCGGTCAGTTACATACCCGCCGTCGGCATTGGTGCCTGCGTCAGTGCGTTGCACGTGGCTGATGCGGTTACCTGCGGCCCATTCGCGCGTCAGGATCCCGCGGTCGATATAGGGGGTGGCCACCCAGGTTTTAGTGAACTGCAGCAGCAGAGCTAGCTCATGGCGCTTATCCATGCTGAACACTTTCCGAATGGCGTTGGTATAGCGCCACAGGTCTTTGGTATCGAAAGCCTTAATCTCAGCGCAGCTTTCAGCAGCAAGCAGAAGCGTCTGGACATAGCTGTTGTCGGTATCCATCTCCAGCGCATGAAGTTCCGCATGTTCACCGCGGGTGACATGATGGCGCAGTTCGTCCACCGTCAGTTGAGCCAGCAGTTGTTGACGGAATGGCAGTTTGCATACTGCGTAACGAGTAAACTCATCGCCGTTTTTGAGTACCCGCAGGCCGTTCTCATACCAGTAAGGCTCATCCCTGGCCGGGAGCTTTCCACTCTTCCAGTCTTCAACCAGCTGATTGCGATCACCAGCCTCTGCCTTAATCCAGCTCGACATGAAGGCGGCCAGCAGTGCAGGGTCGTGTTCTTTGTCCTGCGGGAAAACTTCTTTGACGGCCTGCACCAGCTTCCACTCAGCATGCAGGCTGAGATCGCTAATATCAGCAACGTCATTTTTGGCCTTAAGGAGACGCTGGAAGTAAACATTTCCCTCATCGGTCGCCAGTTCGTTGGCGACGATGTGCTGCTCCTGGCTGATTTCCGAAAGGGATTTGTCACCCAACATATGAACGGCGAAGCGGACCGCCGGGGTGCGATTTTCAAGCTGGGAGGTGCTGCCCACATCTGCGGTATCAGTGGCGGTTACCGCCGCGACCGGCTGATTCTCATCGCTGGTGGCGCTGTCCAGGGCGATTGTGGTTGCGCTCTGAGAGGCGGCTCCGGGGATCACGTTCCAGGTGCGCTGGTCTTCTGCCAGGGTGTAGCGCTCGCACCAGGTGTAATCAATCATGCCTTCTTCTGGCAGGTCGTCAACAATCGGCATATCGGTGCGTACAGGCTTGGCGTAGTCCTTACCGCGCCCAGTTTCGATGTCGGCGTCTTCCAGCGCGACATCGAGCGTCAGGGCGGCGCGCGCTGCACTTTTCGCAGTGAACCAAATCACCGCATCTTTCTTGCCAGACTTCTGACTGGCCTTAAGCAGATGGAAAAATTCCATGTCAGATCCTCATTTTTGGATGTAAGATCCCCGGGCCAGAGATAGCGCCCAATGGGTGTGTTTTTGGTTTTGAGTAGTTTTCCGGTGTACTTTGGTCGGTGGCACCGGACGTAGACCCCGCCTTGCGCGGGTTTTACGTTAGGCTTCGTGGGCCATCTGGTCGTACGAAGCGCAACGCGTAGAACAGTAATTACGTTGTTCGCGCGCCAGCTGGGCGCCGCGGATGAAGATCAATACGTTTTTAACTTCTTTCCCTTGCTCGATTGAGTTGCTGCAGTATGCGCATATCGTTGAGTTACACATCTGGGTTCCCCTTCTGCGCCAGCAGATAACAGATACGGCGAACAATCACCTCAACCCAGTTCAGTTTTACGGCCTGATGCCGTACTGGTTTACGTGCGTAGTCAATCATGGTCACCCTCATTTGCCTTTGTCGCCAGGCTGGCGGAACATTTCTTTAACCTGACAACGCTGCGCGTGTTGTCGATGAACTGAAGATACAACCAAAAGTTCGATGTGTAAAGTGCGGATGGAACTAATAGTTCTATTTGAGGGCGAAAAAAAGACACCGATACGGTGCCTCATTGTAGAGCGGGTTTGAAATAGTCTATTTCTTCAAATCATGAATGATGTCGTATACATCGTTTTTAAGAAGATCCATCTCTTCAACCACGCCTCTGGTGTGAATAATCAATCGCAGCTTTTCTGCTTCCGGCAATTGGTTGAAAAGTGAAAGCAACGTTTCTTCTCTTTCATCGAGCACACGCGGTAATGCTGGTAGTTCTTCGCCGTTCTCGCCTTCCTCTCCCTGCTCCATGAAAAACCAATATTCAGGCCTGCCGGTTACCGCAGCCAGCCTTTTAAGACGCTCGCCACTCGCAGCTGACGCCCCATTGGCCCACTTTCTCACGGATGTGTGGGAAAGCATAACGCGCCGCGCAAGGTCCGCCATGCTCCAGCCGTTTTCCTCCATCACTTGATGGATTCTTTTAGCAAATACAGGGTGAGGAATTTTATTCATATTTTCATTTTACAACCAATGGTTTGATAGTTCATTAGAACTATTGGTTTGATTATTATTGGAACCAAAAGTTTTAAGTGCTATTCTCCAATCACCTAAAGCAAACAGCTAGGACAGCAAATGGATAACCAAATTAAACAAAAAATCAGCAGCCACATGTCTCAGGTAGGTATTGGCGAGTGCTTCGGCATCTCATCTCAAGCCGTTGGCAAATGGTTGCGGAAAGGGAAAGTCCCACACGCTCGAATTTTGCCGTTGTGTCGAATCCTTAACTGGAAAGTTACGCCTCATGAGATTGACCCAAGCGCCTATCCTAACCCTACAGATGGTTTGCCAAAGTAGGAGATCAACCATGCAAACGCAAAACCACAACCATAGTAGCAGCCTGACTGCTGGGCTGGTGATATCGAAATATCAAGAGCTTCCGCGCAAATCATGCAAACTCTCGAATATCCGGGAGGCTGTAAAAGCATGGAACAGGGCAACGCCCGGCGATGCGCAAAACTACATCTCGCAGCTGGTGGCGAAAGAGTGGTTTGCCAGTGGTGGTCGTGGCCTTCTGCTGGCCGGTTCGGTACACGGCACCAAAGTTAACTTCTTCCGAATGATTAATAACACCGGGCCGAAGTATGACAAGTACCTGGAGATGCTGACTCCGGCGATCGTAGCGGTGATGGCACGCGATAACGAAGCAGTAGCGCGCGAGTTCGGCCTGGTAACGGGCAAAACCAATGAAGAGCTGATCGCAGATGCCATCAAAGAGTGTGGGGAAGCTCATCAGGCTAAGTTACTGGGTCAGCCAATCCAGCGTCTGGAGAAGGAAGTTCGTGAAGCGGCAGAAGCATTATTGCGTTTTCTGCCAACAGATTCCCTCGGCCCGGTTCTGGCGAGCCTGGCAGCAATGGCCCCAGGAGTTATGTGATGACAGATCCTGAAAAGGCGAAAGCCGCGGTGCGCGAACACCAACGGCTTTCTGGTGCAAAAACTGTGCGTAATTGCGGAGGTGAGTATGTCAAATACCGCTGAAGTTATCAAATTCCCCGTTCCAAAGCAGGAGCAACAGGAGAGCCGCATGGCTGATCTGGAAAATGGCTATCTCCGTTTAGCCAATCAGATCCAGGATGCCCTGTGTATCGTTGAGCTATCCGGGCGTGAGTTCCGGGTACTGAATGCCATCGTTCGGCTGACTTATGGCTGGTCTAAAAAATCAGACCGGATCGCTAACAGTCTCATTGCCGACAAAACGACGCTGAAGGTGAAGCACGTTTCTGAGGCCGTGCTGAGCCTCGCCTATCGGAACATCATCATCCTGCGCCGGATTGGGCAAACCAGATACATAGGGATCAACACCAACCTGGATAAATGGGCTTATACAAAGCCGAACTGCATGAGATGCCCAGTGGCTTTCCCCTCTGCTGAAGCTTTAACTTGGGTAATCTCTATCTCCGATATCAGTCTTTACAATCCCCAGAAACAGGGATGGTTATCCCTGAAAACAGGGACAGCTATCCCTGAAAACGGGGATAGCAAAAATACCCCTCAAACCATCCCTGAAAACGGGGATGGTTATCCCCGAAAACAGGGAAAGGGATCCCCGAAAACAGGGAACACCAAAGACATTCTTCCAAAGACAAATATAAATACAGATCTAACCCCCTCTAATCCCCCAAAGGGGAAGGTGAAGTTTGATCCGCTGAGTATCCCGGTTCCTGAATGGCTGGATGCGTCCTCCTGGCGTGAGTGGGTCGCCTATCGCCAGCAGTCTGGCAAAGCCATCAAAACCGAGCTGACGGTAACCAAGGCTTTCCGCCTGCTGAAAGAGTGCCTGGACGAAGGTCACGATCCGGTAGCCGTGATTAACACCAGCATCGCAAACGGGTACCAGGGTTTGTTCAAACCAAAATTCGGCCTGAGCAGCCGTAAGGCGGCCCGGGATGTGAATCACATTTCCCAGCCAGATAAAAAAATCCCGGCAGGCTTCAGGGGGCAACCATGAAAAACGCAATCGGCACCGGCAGCGCGCTTGAACGCCTGCGTAAGTTCATACCGGCCAGCGTGCAGCCGAAATTCAACAGCGTTGCAGAATGGCAGGCATGGCAGCAGGAAGAGGGCCGTAAACACTGCCAGCAAATCGATAAGCAAAACCAGCGCGCCCGGTCTGAGAAGATTTTTGGTCGTGCCGGAATACAGGCCCTTCACCGCAGCTGCTCGTTCGCGAACTACGAAGTGACAGGCCCGGAACAGCGTCAGGCTTACAGCATGGCGAAGAGCTACGCGCAAAACTTTGGCGGCGGCGGATTCGCAAGCTTCGTTTTCAGCGGCGCACCGGGTACCGGGAAGAATCATCTGGCGGCGGCGATCGGCAACCACCTGCTGGCAGCCGGGCACTCTGTTCTGGTGGTGACCATCCCTGACCTGATGCTCCGTGTTCGCGAGTGCTATGACGGCGGACAGTCTGAGTCAGCGCTGCTTAAAGACCTGTGTAACGTCGATCTCCTGGTGCTGGACGAAGTTGGCATCCAGCGCGGCTCCAGTGGTGAGAAGGTGATCATCAACCAGGTGATTGACCGTCGGCTCTCCTCAATGCGGCCAGTCGGCATCCTGAGCAACCTGAATTACGACGAGCTGGTGGCCACACTCGGCGCGCGCGTCGTGGATCGTCTTCGAATGGACAGCGGGATCTGGGTCAATTTCGACTGGGCAAGCTATCGCGGGAAAGTATCACACCTGCGGGCTGTGAAGTGAGAAGGGGGTGAGTATGCCGAGACCAAAAACGCATAGCGAGCGCACCCTGTTCATCGCCTGGATTATCGAGCTGGTGAAAAAGCATGGCCGCGCAACGACAAACGATGTCGTCGCCATTTTCGGCCTGCACCGCACCACGGCCGAGAAGTACATCCGGGCTGCCGTAGAGCAGGGGAAACTTATCCGCCACGGGCGCTGCGGCGTCTTCCGCGACCAGCGGGCAGTTATCGACTTTGACATGGAACGTTACACGCACCGAGGAGCATCACATGAGTGATTCACTGAGCAACAAAGAGCTGGTGGCCGTTGGTCATCAGTTTGCGAAGACGATGAGTAGCGACACGCCGATCATCGATATGGCGAAGATTGTTTCCCGTCTGGCCGAGCGGTTGGACTGCACCACGCTGGCGCTACGGGAAGCGACTAAGCAGCGGGATGCGCTGGCGGCCATGCAGCACCACCACAGCAGGAGGTGAAATAGTTAAGCCTGAAAATTATTGGAAATAAAAACGCCGGGTTTCCCCGGCGTCTCCGCTGCTGTATGGCGAACATGCAAGCATGCTACCCCTCTCTATAGAATTTAAGCCCGGAAGGGGTTTCCTTTTACAGGAGCCCGGGTGAGTTCAAAAATTGGGTCAAGGCTCACCTCCTTAACGACCCAGCCGTACTCAAATTAAGCGGACCCATAATGTATTTCTGACATAGGATTTAATCAAGACAAAAATCATCTCTTGGAGAGCAAATGCAAGACTGTATTCTCCATGAAGGTAATGGCCGCGTCAGATTGATGAAAATCGAAGAGGGCAGGCAGGAGTTGACTATTGCGAGGCCGAATAAAGATTACCATTACGGCTATCAGATTAGAAAATACCATTTGCAGATTGGCGGTGAGACGGGAACGTATTTGATTGCTAGTGAAGGCCCGCTAGGCGTGGACGAAGCAACGGATCTTATTGTGTGCTTAAAGCCAGAGCCAATCTCTATTCAACCGAATTGATTTTGCAAACTCAACCAGCCATAATTTACCTGCGTCCGGCCTGAACACCCGGACGCACCTCGCGCCTGGGAGGGGACTTCTAGGCCATGTTTTATGTTATTAAAGCAGTAACTTATACATTTTGCTTAAGCATTTTCACCTTCTTTGTCATATGCATTATGCTCGGGATGGAGAAAATTGACATGAGTGACATAGCTATAAGTACACTAGGAGGCGTAATTATTGCACTGATTAACTTGATGAAGGTTTTGATCAAGCAACTCAGTCATGGTACGCCTCGCAATAATTAAAAGCCTCCCCAACAGGGAGGTTTTTTTTGTTCTGAAATACATCCATAAGCCACAATGCCGTCCCGCTGCCGTTCGCTGCCGCGCTGGTACGTGCAAACCTGCCGGAGATGTGCGGGCAACGGAAGGATGCCGCCAAAAGAACATAGCTAAATTACAGCGTCATCAAAACACACTGAGTGAGTGATTTAGCACAAAGCAACCCGCTACAAGCCAAGGTAATGTAGGGCCTAATACAACTGGGAAAATTTATGAAGAAACTTGTAGCGATTGCAATCTTAATTCTGGTCACAGGCTGCCAGCAAAACCAGAACTCATTTAAATTGGATGACTGTAATGGAAGGTTAGAAAAACAATTTCCCACTATTCCTGCGAAAGCTATTGCACTGAAAGTCGAAGGAATGGTCGTGGTTTCATACATAGTTGGCCTTGATGGCCACCCAAAAGATATCAGGGTCGTCTCCGCTGTACCAAAGGACATGTTTGAGCAAGAAACCTTGAAAGCTGTTCGCGCATGGTGTCTCAAGCCTACAACAACCCCAGCAAAAAGCACTGTTACCTTTAGAATCCATTCCTAGACGGTACTGCCAAAGCAGTGATTTATGAGGTGGCAGCACTGTCAATCATGGCGCGAACTTAATCCCCCCGCATCTAGAAAATCTTGGCCTCCCAGGAGGCCTTTTCATCTCCGTCACCGGCTCGCACAATCACTGATGTAACGCATGATCGATATTACCGATCGATGCAGTGATATTGTTCTATGAAATCGATTAGATAATAGACACAGCGCGGCAACAAATTACCAACCTGACAAGATGTGTCATCGCGGCAATATACCCTCAGGCGCAGGCCTGCCCTGCGTTTGGCAGGGTTGAGAGTTTTCCAATAAGATATTTACCCCAGCACTTTCTCTTCCTCAAAAGTGTTAAAAATATCGGTAAGTTTTTACAGGGAGGTAGCGTAAAAATTTATTCAAATCAAGCGGATGAATGCACTTGCGCAGACATGCATTTCATGTGCATACTTAAGCCAAACGGATAATTACTGTTTATACATACAGTGTTTTGTTGTATGGTTTAAGTGCTAAAGAAAAAAATGAATTTTTCTTCCGGCGAACCTATTAGGAATTTTGCGCCATTTGTTATTTTGGCTCTGTGGAGTGGAGTTCTCCCCGCCGGGAGAGGGTATTTGAGGATAGCAAAGTGAGGGGGTTGATGTGGCTGAGGTCTGTTCCGATGGGGGTGATTATTACGAGCTCGTTAGGCGTTCCGACGGAGCGTCTGTGTGTTCGTTTAAACTCCGGCCAGGGGATCGCGTGCTGATAAATTCTGCTGGTGCAGTAGTCGGCCACAAGCGCCTACTGGTGGATGAGCGTGTCATATCACGCGAAACACTGGAAGAGATCGTCAAGGAGTTATCAGCCAGGAATTGACCTTTTTAATACCTGAATAGCATAATGTTTAAATCGGCCTGAACACCCGATAACCTGACAACGATGCGCCACGAAGAGAACTTCCATGGCGCAGTTACAACTTATTAAGCAATCCTCAGGAATCCTGATCCCCGCCACGCCGAAGACCAGCGAATTACTGCAATCAAAAATCAAGCTCGGCGCTGTGCTGGTGGCTGACTTCAAACAGGTCCGTAACCCAGCTTTCCACCGCCGCTTCTTCGCTCTGTTGAATCTCGGCTTCGAATACTGGGAGCCAACCGGCGGGGCCATCTCATCCAACGAACGCAAGCTGGTGACCGGCTATGCGAGATACCTCGCTTCATACGGCGGGAACGAAGGCGCGCTGCTGGATGCTGCTGAACAGTATCTTGAACGCATCGCCGACAAGCGCACTGGCAGCATCAGCGCCTGCAAGTCCTTCGACGCGTATCGCGCCTGGGTGACCATCGAATCAGGGCATTACGACGCTATCCAGCTGCCTGATGGCACTCTTCGCAAGCATCCCCGCAGCATAGCCTTCGCCAATATGGACGAGACCGAGTTTCAGCAGCTCTACAGGGCCGCGCTCGATGTCCTATGGCGCTGGATCCTGTCACGGGCATTCAAAGACCAGCGCGAGGCTGAGAACGCCGCCGCGCAGCTGATGAGCTTTGCGGGGTGATGGCGATGAAATCCTCATGGTTCCAACATACCGAATGCACAACGGCGCAGGCCGAAGAGCTAATGACGACATATCGTGCGCGCGGCGTGAAGGTCGAGCGCAGCCTGAACCCCGATTACGTCACCTGGACCGTCAGCGTCCGGCTACCGGAAGCCCGGCGTCAAAAACGCACGCCGCGGACCTTCCGCCAAAAGGTCTGGGGGTGATCATGGCAAATCTATGCAAAGAAACCCGTGGCCGCGAATGTCAGGTACGGATCCCTGGCGTGTGCAATGGCAATTCTGAAACGTCCGTTCTGGCGCATATCCGCCTGGCCGGTCTGTGCGGTACCGGCATTAAACCGCCTGACCTGATCGCCACCATCGCCTGTAGCAGCTGCCACGACGAAATAGACCGCCGCACCCGCTTAGTGGATGCGGCGTATGCAAAGGAGTGCGCGCTGGAAGGCATGGCCCGCACACAGGTTATCTGGCTGAAAGAGGGAAAAGTAAAAGTATGAGCGAGTATCGAATCAGCCTGCCGTGGCCGCCGAGCAATAACCGCTACTACCGGCACAACCGCGGGCGCACGCATATCAGCACAGAAGGGCGCGCCTACCGCGACCGCGTCGCCCAAATCATCAAAGACGGAATGCTGGATATCGGCCTGGCTAAGCAGGTGAAAATCCGTATCGAGTGCCATATGCCGGATCGCCGCCGCCGGGACCTGGACAACCTGCAGAAGGCGGCATTCGACGCGCTGACAAAAGCCGGGTTCTGGCTGGATGACCAGCAGGTAGACGATTACCGCGTAAAGCGGATGCCGATCATCAAGGGCGGCAAACTGGAGTTAACCATCACCGAGCTGGAGCCAGCATGAAACCAGAACTGATCGAATCGCTTCGCATGCGCTGGCTGCGCCTCCGCATTTATCGCCGCCCGGGAACGGTGCTGGTGGACTATCGCATCCTTCGTAACTTTATCCGCATTTACCTGATGGCAGGAGCCGCAGTATGAACCTCGAAAACACCGTGAAATACCACTTCGCAAAGTCCACGATGATCAGCGACTCCCCGCGCGCCACCGCATCAGATTCCTTGACCGGTACGGACATCATGGCAGCCATGGGCATGACGCAGGAACGCGCGGCTATGGGGTACAGCGCTTTCCTCGGGAAGATGGATATCAGCCATAACGACAGGGAGAGGGCGATCGCGCTGCTGGCCGAATACGCGCTGACCAAATGCGATAAGGTTGCCGCGCTGCGCAAGCTGAGCGAAGGAGTTAAGCCGTTGGTAATGCATCAGCTGGCGACGTTCGCGTTTGAGGACTACTCCCGCAGCGCAGCCAGCGTTAAACAGTGCGATTGCTGCGCGGGGCAGGGGTTTATCGAGGCTGACGTGTTCACCAACAAATACCGTAAGCCAGAAGGCAAGATGACCGTGGCCGGAATGGTGAAAGTTAAAGAGACCGTAAAAGTGTTCTGCAAAAAGTGCAACGGCGCAGGGCGGGTCAGCGCAGCCTGTAGCGATTGCCGGGGGCGCGGAAAAGCCGTAAACCAGAAGGAAACAAAGAAACTGGGGGTGCCGGTATTCAGCACATGTAAGCGCTGCAGTGGTCGCGGTTATGAGCGGATCCCTTCGACTGAGGCCCATGCAGCTGTTTGCCAGATTACTGATGCGATCAGCCTGGATACCTGGAAGAAGTCGGTTAAGCCGTTTTACGACCAGCTGATCACGAAATTTGATATCGAAGAAGCCTGGGCAGAAGCGCAGCTCAAGCAGATAACACGATAATGATCACGAAAACAGCTTACGTTTCAACCGTGAGCTATTTACTTTTCCCGAATTTGTGTTAATTTCGTTCCAACGATGGGCATTGTGTGTTCACCGTTAAGAAACCCGCCACCGAGCGGGTTTTGTCGTTTTAGGGGCTCCGTTATCCAAAAAGTCTATTAGGCTCAAATGGTAGTCATGCCATTTTCACATGATAAACGGAGAGCCTATGACAACAGATACTCGTCCTGTGCCGTGGCCGTGGAAAGCGCCAACATCAGTTAAAGAGCTGATAGGGATGCCCTGTCGAATCATCTCTAAAGAAGATAATTTGATGGCTTTCGCTGGGGATGAGACAGTGCTTATCATCGTGGATCAACAGTCTCGAATCGTTGAGATACGTCAGAAGGACACCAGTTCCGCTCAGGAATAGTATCCACGCACATTACAGGGCTCGCTTCGGCGGGCTTTTTTTCAGGCTCCCGGATACCCCCATCACTCGTTTTGTCGTTAATTTATTCGGAGAGCCTGACTATAAACAGATAAGATTAGTCTTATTTAATGTAAGCCATTAGACTGTCTCAGTGGTGAATCCCCCTATGCGGTGGGGCGACTAGACAGAGGGGTGAATGACGCGGTTCTATGGTCTAGCATAGAGTCACCGGGAGGCACCCGGCACCACACTTAGTCCACATCTTCTTTGCCTGTATCTAATAAGTCATATAATGTCGGCTGGATTAGTTCTATCAGAACTGTCAGGGGGCGGTAAGTATGGAAGAAGGTTTCTACTGGATACAGCACAACGGCAGGGTTCAGGTTGCGTACTTCACCAACGACGAAACCGAAGACCTCGAAACGGGTCGAACCATAACGGGTGTATGGCATCTCACGCAAAGCGATGACATCTGCCATGACGGCGAGGCAAAGGTATTACAGGGTCCGCTATCCCCACCTGATTTTTAGAAGATCGGATTAGTGCTTTGCTCAAACTTGTCTAGATTTAATACTGGTGAATCCCCCTATGCGGCGGGGCAAACCAGTTAAAGTTATCTATAAATATGCTTGCGACTCGCATAACTGGTAACGAGTCACCGGGAGGCACCCGGCACCACAATCTACATCTCATCAGGAAATATCTATTCTCAAGGCTGCCGGTTGGTGGCCTTTTTCTATTTCAGGCTCCCGGAAACACCTATCACTCGTTTTGTCGTTAATTCATCCGGAGAGCCTGATCCCTTCACACCGCACAGCACCCCGAAACTATCGGAGGTGAGAGATGTCACGAATGGACAAAATAACCACCGGCGCGGCTTACGGCGCCTCTGCGGGGAGCGTGTTGAACGGCATTCTTAACGCATACAGCCCTGAGCAGTGGAACGCCATCGGCGTGCTGGTGGGCATAGTTGTCGCTGTTCTTACGTACCTGACAAATTTGTACTTCAAAATCCGCGAAGATAATCGCCGCGACAGGAGCCAGAATGAACCCGACGCTGAAAAGTAAGCTCGTTAAGGCCATCCTGGGCGGATCGGGCGCGATAACCATTGCCGCAGTCATGCTGGGTAATGCTGACGGGCTGGAAGGGCGGCGCTATTACGCATATCAGGATGTTGTTGACGTCTGGACTGTATGTGATGGACATACCGGCGCCGACGTTCGCCGCGGTCACCGTTACACCGACAAAGAGTGCGATGCTCTGCTGCAGTCCGACCTGCGCAAGGTGGCGGCAGCCATCGATCCGCTGATTAAGGTCCGCATCCCTGAGACTGCACGGGCGGCGCTTTACTCGTTCACCTATAACGTGGGCGCTGGCGCGTTTAGTCGCTCCACGCTGCTGAAAAAACTGAATGCTGGCGATCTTCCGGGCGCGTGCAAAGAGCTGCAGCGCTGGACGTATGCTGGTGGCCAGCAGTGGAAGGGCCTCATCACCCGGCGCGAGATTGAGCGCGAAGTCTGTGAATGGCAGCAAAAGCCGCAACTATTCAATGGTGGTGTCGGGCCGCTTAACCCTGGGATGCCAGCATCAGCGCCGGGAGTGTTCTGATGAAATCCCATTACCTCATTGCGATCGTCGTGTTCATCCTGTGCCTGTTCGGCGGAGCGTGCTGGTCGGCCTGGTATTACAGCGACAAGGCCAGCCGTGAAAAAATACGGGCAGATAGAGCTGAGCAGCAAGCCGAGTCTGCAAACGCCATTACCGCCAATGTCATTCAGGCGGTGAGCATTATTAACACCATCTCCGAGGCAAATCAGAATGCAAAACAGCAGATCGCACTGGAGTCACAGAGAGTCCAGGCAGATATCAAAGTGGCTGTTGCGAATGATGATTGCGCTCGTCGGCCTGTGCCTGCTGCAGCTGCTGACCGGCTGCGGAAGTACGCGGACAGTGTACGTACCGGTTCCGATGGTACCGCTGCCGGCAAACCTGATAGCTGAGACGCCGCAACCTGCAATTCCCGATCCGCTGACCTATGGGACCAGCCTGGATTGGAATGTAAGCCTGTTATCAGCGCTAGGGCAGTGCAACATTGATAAGGCCAGCATCAAGAAGATAGAGTCGTCGCGCAGCTCACAGTAACAACTCCAAATTTAGCTTGCTAACAATACCTCTAACCTTTCGTATGAAAGCAGTGGATTACACTTTGATTCCAGTTCGAGTGCGTTCATATATTCTATAAAACGACACAAACATAACTATACCTTTTTTGAAGGTGTCGATTTTTGTTTAACATCTAGACTCAACCCATCCTGTATGGATTATCAATCTGACAGGTGTATTGGAAGCCCTTTAGTCATGGCTTTGTCCGGTGGCTCCGGAGCATGGTGGACTGAATGGAATGCAATACTTACAAAGGCCACGCAGTAGCGTGGCCTTTCTTAGACATTTGCGGTTATCTGAAGACGAAGCGACATCTGCCTTAAAACAGACGCAAGAGGGACTAAGGCAAATTTATGAAAAAAGTATTGGTTTTCTTCAACTCGCAGCAGGTAGAGGTCGCAAATGTACTTAAGCCTGTAACATCAATTGTTCGATGCTACCCAAACGGTGATGAAGTCTCCCTAAAAATAATGCTTACCGGGATTCATTCACTGACGGGGGATCATCTCGAGATTTGTGTTGCTTCTGATCGAGAGCTAACTCAGGAAGAAGTTTCAAACGCAGTGAAAAAGTATCTGTGAACACAGCGACAATAACGCCCGGGAATCCCTACTGGCATGTCGATAACTGATCGCTTTTTTATATGCATGCTGTAAACGAATTATGGTGAATCCCCCTAAGCGGAGGGGCTAATTAACCGGATGGCTCTTTTACACTGGCGCTCATCATGAACGACTGAAGCAGCGAGTCACGGGTGGTTATCCCAACGACTCTCCGGGAGGCACCCGGCATCATATAACCAAAGCCCTTGCAGTGATGCAGGGGCTTTTTTTGTCACAGACCAATGCATCAGGGTTTCCCTCCAGCCAGGAAAGCAAGGGTTGGGTAGATGTATGCAGCGACAACATCATTAGTCTATAATTTATAGACATTTATAGTAGAAGATAGTGATTCAACAACTATCACCTTGCTGGAGAATGGGAATATGAGTAAACCAGAAGAGGCCCAAATGAAAGTTGATGCTCTGACACTAAAGACCGAAGAAGAAATTTCCGCTTTGATCGCAAAAAAAATTTCAGAATTAAGAAAAAAAACAGGAAAAGAAGTCTCTGAAATTCAGTTTGTTGCTCGCGAAGCGATGACCGGTCTGGAAGGTTATGACGTGAAAATTAAATTACTATAATCATATCTTTCAAAGAAGAGGTCGCTTAGGCGGCCCTTTTATTGCCATTACAAAGCGTCTCACCCGGGGCGCTTGATAATGGTTAAAAAAAGAGCCCTCACAAGGAGGGCTACAGGAGTCTCAGTTTATGTGCTCTTTTTATTGATGTTTCCCCGGAGTTGGCATTCTCCGCGTCAGAGTCTTGTACATCCTGGCATCGTACCAGGTAACAACAAGCGTAAGCGTGGGACATTAAGAATTTCCGTACGAAGCCATCACCATGGGTAGATTCATCGTAATTGTATTACCTTCTAGCGTCAGCAAGCAGCTTCCACTGAACATTAATTTTATGAAGGCTCTCGCTTCGCCTTGACCATGGCTGGTAGAGTGAAAGAGTACGTTAAAAAAACTTCTGTGAATTTCAACAGTTGATCTACTTCATCGGCCGTGAACTCTTCATCTGAATGAATGGCACTATTTGTATCAATACGGACTATATGCGCCCAGTCAGCCATCTCTTGAGTAATTAAGCCAGTCTCTCTAAGAGCAGAAATGCGACGAACGAGCTTTTCTTCCTCCTTGAGGTGCAGCTCCTTAGTTGCAATATCGATCACTTTTCTGCAATTCATTGCACTGGTTTCATACCTGCATCGAGCAAAATCCTCTTTGGCTTCAATTAAAAATTTTGCTGCGCGGGGAGGTGTACTCATTGGAGCGTCTATTCTCTTTGCTTGAGGGTAAGTTAAGTTGACACGTATATTGCGGTGATTATTAACAATTACAGGATAAGCAGAGTTGTGAGCGCTTTGGCTAGGTCCGCCATGAAGATCAGTCTCAACTTCTGCAATTAACAATTTAAAGCAGGATTGGCATTGAAAAACTAATGAATAATGTCTTTGAGCTAAATGTGCTTGATGGATGAATTTCATTACAGCGTTGTCTTTTAGACAATGTGGACAAGCAATATCGATTGAAAGCATAGCCATTACAAATTTCCCTAATTAAGAAAGGTCATATTTATGGCACTCACCGACAAACAAGAAATTTTTTGTCGCGAGTACCTGATCGATTTAAACGCCACAAAGGCGGCTATTCGGGCCGGGTACAGCGTCAAAACTGCAAACCGTACCGCATCCGAGAACCTGTCAAAACCTGTCATTCAAAACAGGATTACCGAACTCAAAACGAAGCGCAATGAAGATGTGGGTATTGATGCTGATTATGTGCTCCGGCGCTTAATTGAAATCGACCAGATGGATGTTCTGGACATCCTCAACAACGATGGCAGCCTCAAGGCAATTAGCCTTTGGCCCAAGTCTTGGCGGACGACGCTTACTGGAATGGACATCAGCACGACTATTCAGAACTTTGGTGAAGAGACAGCTGAAACCATTCTCAAAAAGATTAAATGGCCTGACAAAGTGAAGAACCTCGAACTACTTGGGAAGCATGTTCGTGTGCAGGCATTCAAAGAACAGGTAGAGCAGAAGGTCACCGCAACCCACAGCATTATGCCTGTCCCGTCGTGCGATAACGTAGACGAATGGGAAGCGGCAGCGCAGAAGCAGCAGAGCGAGGTTCTTGGTGGATGAATTACAAAGCCGTCTGGAAACCTTTGCCGGGATCGCAATCGCTCTCCCTGAGCTGCCCGTGTAACGAAATCCTCTACGAGGGAACGCGCGGGCCGGGTAAAACCGCCGCGCAACTGGCGCGCTTTCGTCGCCTCGTTGGTCTGGGCTATGGATCTTTTTGGCGCGGTGTCATTTTCGATACCGAGTATAAGAACCTCACCGACATCATCACCCAGTCAAAGCGTATGTATCGCCTGTTTAACGACGGCGCGCGCTATCTGGCGTCAGCATCCGAGCTACGCTGGGTATGGCCCACTGGCGAAGAACTGCTGTTCCGCTTCGGAAAAGAAGAAGGTGACTACTGGGACTATCACGGTCAGGAGTTCCCGTTCATTGGCTTCAACGAACTGACCAAGCAGCAATCGTCCGAGTTCTACGAGATGATGTTTTCCTGTCGGCGCTCATCGTTCCGGCCGGAAAACTATCCACGTGATGATGGGTCGCAGCTGAAGCCGATCCCGCTCGAAACGTTCAGTACGACAAACCCGTTTGGCATCGGCCATACCTGGGTGAAGAAGCGCTTCATCGAGCCTGCGCCGCGCGGCACCATCATTCGCGAAACGCAGAAAGTGTTCAATCCACAGACCGAGCGGGAAGAGGATGTGACGCTTACCCGCGTGGCGATTCACGGCTCTTTTAAAGAGAACCCGTATCTGGATCCCCAGTACATTGCCACACTGATGGCCATCAAAGACCCGAACCGCCGCAAAGCTTGGGTTGAGGGCTCGTGGGATGTCACCAGCGGCGGGCGCTTTGACCACCTTTGGAATGCTTCCCATCACGTCATTAAGCCTTTCCGCATCCCGGCTAGCTGGACGGTTAACCGTTCCCATGACTGGGGCGAATCGAAGCCGTTCTCTAACCTCTGGTGGGCTCGTACCGACGGTACTGCCGCTGAATTACCGGACGGGCGCCAGTTCTGCCCACCTGCCGGGTCGCTGATCCTCATTGGCGAGTGGTACGGCTGTCCACCGGACGAACTGAACAAAGGCCTGAACATGTCGTCCACAAACGTCGCCAAGGGCGTAGCCTGGGTCGATAAGCGGCTGGTGGGCGAAGAGCTAGCAGAGCCCGAGGAAATAAAACTCAACGGTGTGACGCAGGGGCAACTGAACATCATGCCCGGCATCTGCAAAAAGGTTATTCCCGGCCCGGCTGACGGTGCCATCTACAACACCGGCGATGACGAACTCTCCATTGCCCAGAAAATGGAATCGCAGGGCGTTAAGTGGGTGCCATCCAACAAGAAGCCGGGATCGCGCGTGAACGGCGCAGCCCTGTTTGCTGACATGCTGGAGGCCGTCATTGAAGGCAAGAAGCTGGAATCGGGTACACCTGAGAAACCAGCATTCTACGTGTTTGACTACTGCCGGGGCTGGATAAGCCGTGTGCCAGTTCTCGTTCGCGACAGCAAAAATCCCGACGACGTAGACACACAGCAGGAAGACCACGACTGGGACGCTACCCGCTACGCCGTTCTGCATTCACCGCCGAAGAAAGTCGGCAAAGTCACCAACCTACGGATTTAACTCCATGCCTGATATTTCAACACCCAATCTGGACTATGGGAACATGGTGCAGGCGTGGGACATTAACGACGCCCTGATGGGCGGCACGCTGTATATGCGCCAGCTGGGTGAGGCATATCTGCCACGCTGGCCGAAGGAAGACAAAGAGGATTACAAAAAGCGCCTGGCAGTGGCCACGCTTCTCCCTGCCTACGAAGAGACGATCAACCAGAACGTCGGGCGTGTATTCGCTGAGCCAATCCAGTTGGGCGAAAACGTGCCGGATCAGTTGCGTGAGTTCGCAAAAGACGTGGATCTTGAAGGCACCCGTCTGGATGTATGGGCGCAGTCGTTCTTTAGCCTGGCGATGCAGTATGGCCTTTCCCATGCGCTGGTGGACTATCCTCGCGTTGACCCCGAACAGGTGAAGACCAAGGCTGATGAGAAGGCCTCCGGCGCGCGCCCGTACGTCACCATGCTGAATCCCCGCCAGGTGATCGGCTGGAAGTCGAAGTTGACCGGCGGCAAGGTCGTGCTCACGTCGCTGCGCATCAAAGAGGTGGTGGTCGAAGATGGTGATGACTTCGGGCAGACGAAAGTCGAGCAGATCCGACTCCTGACGCCAGGCAAGGTGCAGATTTACCGGAAGGCTACCGGTGCAGAGGGGCAGGCCACCTGGACGTTACACGATGAATGGCAAACCTCCCGCCGTGATATCACCCTGGTCACGCTCTACACCAAGCGCACCGGCTTTATGTGTGGATCGCCGCCGCTGCTGAACATGGCGCTGCTGAACGTTAAGCACTGGCAGAGCCAGAGTGAGCAGGACAACATTCTCCATGTTGTTCGGGTTCCCATTCTGTCCGTATTCGGGCTTGAGGAAGGGCAGGAATTAATTATTGGCTCCTCCTCCGCAACCAGCTTTTCCGATCGACAAAAGCAGGGGATGGAATATACCGAGCACACCGGGTCTGCCATTGGTGCTGGAAAAGAGTCACTGACCGATCTGGTGGAGCAGATGCGCCAGGCTGGCGCGAAGCTCCTGCGCACCGACAATACCTCGACGAAGTCAGTAGACCAGACCTCTGAAGAGAAAATGCAGGAACAGTCCCCGCTCTACACCATGGCGACCAGTCTGGAGGATGCGATCGACAACATCCTGCAAATCATGGCCGAGTACATTGGTGAGAAAGAGGGCGGCAACGTTGATGTCCGTACTGAGCTGGATGTTGAGTCGAATGAATTCAACCCTCCGGCAGCGCTGGCTATTCAGTCCCTGCGCCAGGGTGGTGACCTCCGTCGTATTGATGCCATAAAAGCCCTGCAAAAGCTCAACCTGATTGATGCTGATGCCGACCCTGAGAAAGTCCTTGATGAGTTGCTGGCTGAATCGGCCTCGCTGACCGGATCGCCAGCAGAAGAGGTGTGATATGGCCCGTTCCGTCAACGACCGCCTGCAGGATGAGACGATAGCGCATGGCCTGTATGTGTCGCGCTACGGCACTGGCGTCGCCCGGCGCATGGTGGCGCTACTGAATAAACTGGATGCCGAACTGGCCGCGAAACTGTTGGTGCTTCTGGACGGCAAACGGGCGGATACCTACAGCGCCCGGCGCCTGGCATCGCTGCTGGCTGGTGTACGTGAACTCAATCAGCAGGCCTACGAACCGGTTAACGCGGCACTGGCACGCGAACTGACGCGCTACGTTGAATATGAGGCCGGGTATCAACTGGACCTGTTCAGCAGCATCATCCCGCAGCAGATCCTGAAACACGTTCCGCTGCAGAGCATTGCGCCCGAGCAGGTCTACGCCGCAGCAGCAGCGCAGCCGTTCCAGGGGAGATTGCTGAAGGAGTGGGGCCAGAAGCTTGAAGCCGACCGGCTGGACAAAATCACCAATGCTGTGCGCTCCGGTTTCCTCCAGGGCGAGACGGTAGAACAGATTGTCCGGCGCGTTGCCGGCACGCCGAAACTTAACCGTGAAGATGGGGTGATCAACGCATCCCGGCGTGACCTGGCGGTGGTGACCCGCACCGCTGTGAACCATATGGCCGCTACGGCGCGGCAGGAGTTCGCCCAGGCCAACAGCGATATCGTCAAGGCCAAGCAGTGGTCATCCACGCTGGATACGCATACCAGCCAGTGGTGCATCATCCGCGACCGCAAGCTCTACACCCTCGACGGCAAGCCGCTGGGGCATGTGGTGCCGTATCTGCGCGGACCCGGCAAAATTCACTTCTGCTGCCGCTCAGGCGAAATCCTGATCACGAAATCGTGGGAAGAGCTGAAGATACCTTCTGGCGATTTGAGCAGCGCCACGCGCGCTTCAATGGACGGGCAGGTGCCAGCGCATACCAGCTATGCAGACTGGCTCGCCCGGCAGCCATACGCGCGACAGGAGCAGGTGCTGGGTGTAACCCGGGCGCAGATGATGCGTGACGGCAAAATCACGGTACCCGAGATGTTTAACGACCGCGGGGAGTTTCTTACCCTTGAGCAATTGAGCCGGGTCTCAAGCCCTAAGGGGGAAGGGGCTACAAGCTTCACGCTGGAACGCGCACAGTCCGTTGCGGAAATAGAAAACGGCATGCGAGGCGTTATTGCTGAGGAGCTTCGCTTCCCGGAAGGCACTTCGCTTGAGTCTGCAAGGGTGGCAGCTGGCGCTGCTCAGGACGTGATTACCCGCTTTAACCTGCCGCCAGTGAGTTCGTTTGGTGAGCAGGAGGGCATCAAAAGCACAGCTGCAGGTGCATATCTTTCAGATCGGCATGCTGTGCATATTGCTCCCTGGGCACTTGACCCGGCAACCTGGGACACTATCAGGAAAAACAGTGTCGGGGTGGACATGACCTTCCTGGTGCGGCCTGAAGTGTTGTCCAGTGATATAGATAAATCGGTGGAAGCGGTATCTCCCGCCGAACTGCCCTATGCCGCTGTGCCTTCTGTGCAGGGTACTGTCTGGCATGAGATGGGACATCACCTGTATTACTCGAACCCGGAAGTTGGCCCGTTGGTTGAAAGTGCCTATGATAAAGGCTGGTGGCGCGCACTAAGCGCCTATTCAGCAGAGTCGCCTAAAGAATTGTTTGCCGAGATTGTCTCCGCATTCATGAATGGCGATAGCCAAAGCATTATTGACCCAGAGATATTAGAGTGGCTGAGAACAAATTCCCGTACCTGAAAAAAGCCTCAGAACTGGCTCACGCCGATCCGTTGCCCGATGATGTCATCGAAAAGCTCGATGCTATCTGCAAGGAGGCAGGAGAAACAACGCCTGAAGCCAGAATGATTGGTGTCCTGATCGGCTCTGTCTATACCAGGCTTCACAGCACTGAATAACTCCCACCTCTGATATTCATAAATCAAATCAAGGCTGCCTCCGGGCAGCTTTTTTTATGCCTGCCGCCGAGCGGATGTGACGCGGCGACCGGGTCGGATGACCCACAACCAATGGCCGGAAGGCTGGAGCAAAACAATGAAACTCAAACTCGATGCTAACGGAAATGTGGTTGTTGAAAACGGTATGCCTGTGTACGTCCATGATGACGGCAAAGAGTTCCCGTTCGATGCAGCCGCAGCGATGACCAAAATCACCTCCCTGAATGGTGAAGCTAAAACTCACCGCGAAGCTAAGGAGGCGGCGGAAGCCAGTCTCGCGAAATTCGCTGGCATCTCCGACCCGACCAAGGCGCTTGAGGCCCTGGAAATGATGACCAAAATCGACCAGAAGAAGCTGATCGACGCTGGCGCCGTTGACCAGGTGAAGGCCGAGATCACCAAGGTTTACCAGCAGCAACTGGACGAAGCGAACGGCAAGACCAAACAGCTCGAAACCCAGCTCTACGACGAGATGATCGGCGGCCGCTTCGGTGGTTCGAAATTTATCTCCGAGAAGATGGCGATCCCGGCTGAGTTCGTGCGTTCCCACTTCGGCCAGAACTTCAAAATCGAAGACGGCAAGGTCGTGGCCTACGACGGGCAGGGCAACAAGGTGTTCTCCCGCACCAAGCCCGGCGAACTGGCTGGCTTCGATGAAGCGCTGGAATCCCTGGTCGAGTTGCATCCGCAAAAAGACTACATCCTCAAAGCGTCCGGCAATAGCGGCGGTGGCTCTCACCAGTCGCAGCATCAGGCCGGGCAGAAAACCATGAAACGCGATGCGTTTGATTCCCTGGATATCGCTGGCAAACAGTCAGCGCTGAAAGACGGCGTCAGCATCGTCGATTAAATCGAAAGGAGCCATAAATGGCAGGTAATACCCTTACTGGTCTGATCCCGACCATCTATACCGCGCTGGATGTAGTATCCCGCGAGCAAACCGGTTTTATCCCTGCAGTTTCGCGTGACGCCAAGGCAGATGCAGCTGCTAAAGACCAGATTGTGCGCGCACCAGTTGCGCCGCCAACCAAGACCGAAGACATCATTCCAGGACCTTCAGCACCAAATACCGGTGATCAGAATATTACTGGCGTAGATGTCACCATCACCAAAGCCAAAATGGCCCCGGTCAAATGGAACGGTGAAGAGCAACTGGCTCTTGGCCCGGCAAGTACCTACAACACCATTCTGGCTGCACAGTTCCAGCAGGCATTCCGCGCACTGGCGAACGAAGTGGATGCTGATCTGGCTGCATTGTATCTGAACTCCTCCCGCGCAGTTGGTGCACCGAAAGATACTCCTTTCAGCATCAAAGACGATCTGTCCGATGCAGCGCTGGCTCGTCAGATCCTGACCGACAATGGTGCGCCAACTACTGATCTGCGTATGGTGCTCGGCGGCGAAGCCATGGCGTCCATCCGCGGTAAGCAGTCCGTATTGTTCAAGACGAACGAGGCTGGCACAGACCAACTGCTCCGTGAAGGTGTCATTGGCAAAATCATGGGCTTCAATCTGCATGAGTCCTTCAGCATTAAGCGCACAGCGAAGAGTAATGCTGCGGGCTATAAGGTAAATGGCGCCAAGAAAGAGGGTGACATTATTGTTGCTATTTCTGCGGGAACTGGAGGTATTGCTGCCGGTACCGCGGTGAAGTTTGATGGTGATGACAACCAGTATCTGGTTGTGGCTGCTACCTCTTCCAGCATCACCATCAGCTCTCCGGGCTTGCGTCAGGATCTTGCAGATCAGGCTGCGGTCACTGTGCTGAGTGAATTCGCGCCAAACATGGCGTTTGACCGCGGCTCATTCCTGCTGGCCAGCCGTACTCCGGCGATGCCGGAAGGTGGCGATACTGCCGACGACGTGATGAACGTGACCGACCCGAAATCCGGCATCACCTTCCAGGTAGCTTTGTACCGCCAGTACCGCCAGGTGCGTTACGAGGTCGGTCTGGCTTGGGGTGTTGCTGCTGTGGCACCACGTCACTCCGCCATCATCATGGGCTAACCGCTGGGGCTTCGGCCCCTTTGTTATTCAGGAGGCCCAATGGCCGGATTGACCAAAGAGCAGCGCGCACAGCGTGAGGCTGAAAAGCTTGCCGCGCAGAATGGCGCTGAACAAACTCCTGCCCAGCAGGACCAGCAGGAGGGTATTGAGCTGGTGGTAATGGTGCGTGACACCCCAGAATTCCCCGGCGGCCCGCTGAGCGCTGAGGTTCACCCTGACGAGGTGGATAACTGGCTGGCGCTGGACTGGCGTCTGGAGGAATAACCATGCTGGTTGCCGATCCCCATTCGCCTGACTTCAACAGCTACGCCAGCGTTATTGACCTGCGCACGTTCGCGGCGGGGCGCGGATATGGCGTTCCTTCGGATGATGGCGAATGTAGCCAGATGCTGATGCAGGCAATGGACTATCTGGAAGGCAAGACATGGCGCGGCGAGCGCTCCAGTGCATCACAGCCGCTGTCGTGGCCGCGTGCGGGCGTGCGCTTCGACGGCGTTGACCTGCGAGATGACACCATCCCACAGCGCCTGGTTGATGCGCAGTGCCGCCTGGCTCTCGAATCGCAGGAGATTGATCTCACGCCGTCGGTCGCTGGTGGTGGCGCGGTAACGATGGAGCGCGTAGAGGGCGCAGTCACGGTTCAGTACGAACCAGGTGCGAATAAGGCGGCACCGTCATTCCCCTGGTTCTACTCCTCGTTTCGTGGGCTGGTGGTGGGCGGCAATCAGATCCGAATCGAAAGGGGGTGATATGCCAATCGACTACCGCCGCATGCGAAACACCGCAACGCGACTGCTGACCGAGAACGGGAAAGCTTATCCGCTTACCCGCGGTGGCGGCACTACCCGCGATCAGTTCGGCAAAGAGGTAACCACCCCGGCTATCACTGCGACCGTCACTGGCGTTGTCACTGAATACTCCTCTCGTGAAATAGATGGCTCTCTGATTACTACTGGCGATAAAAAGCTGGCGGCCACAGCCGAAACGGAAGTGCGTATTGACGACCGCATCGAGATCGACGGCAAAGCATGGCGGGTGGTGCAGCCTAATCCGGTTAAGCCTGCCGATGTACTCATCTCCTACAACATCCAGCTGAGGGCGTGACTATGGCCAGCGCTGTTAATCAGCCTTTCCTGGCTGCCATTCAGTTATTTGTGGATAGTTCGAAGCAGGAGATGGATCAGGCAGTGCGCCGGACGGGGATTAAAATCCTCGCTCAACTGGTTGAGATGTCCCCGGTGGGCCAGCCGGATATCTGGCAGGTCAACCAGACCGCGACGGCGTACAACACTGCGGTGCGGGAGCATAACGCGGCCCTTCGCGATGACCCTGCCAACCTGACCAAATCGGGACGGCTTAAGCGTGGTCTGCGCGTAAATGACTCGATGGACATCAAAAAGCCTGAGGGCTATGTCGGCGGGCGCTTCAAAAACAACTGGTATGTGGGTTTCGACAGCCAGCCTACTCAGTCCAACGATACACCGGACGCTTCCGGCCAGGGTTCAAACTCCCGTGGCATGGCGGTGCTCGAGGTGTTCAGGGTGGGCCAGGTCAGCTCGATTTACTTCACCAATAATCTGCCTTATGCGGCAGCGCTTGAGAACGGGCATTCTGGTCAGGCGCCCGGCGGCATGGTGGGTATCACTGCGCTGGATGCCGCGCAAATGTTCCGTGAGGCAATGAGCGAGGTGCGCAATGGCCAGTGACCAGTCAATGCGTATCGCTGGCCTGCTGGAGAGCCGTGTTGCGGTTATCTGCTCGTCGCTTGGCCTGCCGGTGGCCTGGCCGAACATCGCGTTCACTCCCCCGGATAATGTGCCATACGGGCGCGTTTATATCCTGCCTGCGCAGACCGTAGGGCAGGATCTGGAAGGCCAGCTGCGTACGTACCAGGGCATTCTCCAGCTCAACATCATTGCGCCAGCAGGCAGTGGCGTGACGCAGGCCAGGGGGATGGCAACGTCTGTTGCAGATGCCTTCCCCGAAGGACTGCCGCTGGTGGATGGGGATCTGACGGTTTACATCAACGGGCCACCGCAGGTACGTCCACCGATACAGGATCGCCCTACATCAGCACCAAACGGCAGTAGCGGCTCCATCACTTACACCACTCCCGTCAGCATGCAGTACCGCGCTGATTACTGACCCGCCATCCGGCGGGTTTTTTATTTCCTCAATTCAGGAGAATGCAATGGCATTCGCAATCCCTAACGGGTCACGTGTGAACGTGGCCAAGGCCTATCTTGCGCCGATTGTCTTCACAGCAGCTTCCAACGCGACGGAATGCGAACTGACCGTTGCCTCCGCTGCCGGGATCCTTGCGGGCGATGTCGTCCAGGTAAGCTCTGGCTGGCTCAAACTCGATAACATGGTGCTGCGCGTTAAATCGGTGACCGGCACCAAAATCGTGCTGGAAGCGTTTGATACCACCGATACCAAGAAATTCCCGGCGGGCACCGGCGCAGGCACACTGCGCAAAATCGACTCGTGGATCACCATGCCTCAGGTCATGACGCTCTCTACCGAAGGCGGCGACCAGCAGACCATCAGTGTCCAGTTCCTGGAAGATGATAAGGCCCGCACCATCCCGACGTTTAAAAACGCCGTGGTTCAGGTCTATACCTTTGCTCACGACCCGATGCTGGCGATCTACAAGCGTCTGATTGACCTGGATGACTCCAGCGATACCACTGCGGTCTGGTTCCACAACCCGCGCGGCAAAGCGGATCGTTACTATTCCGCCAAGGTATCCTTCCAGCGTGTGCCGCGTACCGAAATCAACGCCGTGGAAAGCAACGAAGCGCGCATGAACTTCGAATCTGATATGCAGATTTACCCGATCGCCGACTCCTCCGCTATGCCGCTGGCCTTCCTGACTGACCTGCCTGCAACCAAATCGGTCGCTTCTGGTTCTGCACTGGATCTGGCGGTGGTCATGCAGGGCGGTTCCGCGCCTTACACGTACGTGTGGAAGAAAGGCGGTACTGCTATCCCGGGCAAAACGGCCTCGACGCTCAACATCCCGTCTGTGGCATCCGGCGATGCTGGCTCTTACACCTGCGAAGTCACCGACGCCGCGGGCAAGACCATCACCTCTGGCGCGTGTGTCGTCACGGTCAGCTAACCACTCTGGCCCGGCTCGCCGGGCTTTTTTACGGCCCCATCCTGCACCTTTCTAAGGAACCGAAATGACCCAATTCTCTCTGATCCCAAACCCGACCTTTCCCGCCACTGCCAGCATCCCGCGCGCTGGTGCCGAAGACGGCAAGCTAACCTTAACCTTCCGCCATAAGACGCTCGAAGAACTGCACGCCATGGATGAGAAGCTGCGTAAAGGTGCCGAAGGCAAAAAGTCCCTTATCGAGCCACAGGCCGACTACCTGATGGAGATCGTTGATGGCTGGGCACTGCCTGACGAGTTTAACCGCGATAACGTGGTGGTCCTCCTGCAGAACTACCCGCGCGCGTTCGACAACATCGGCCTGGCCTATACCAAAGAGCTGATGGGTGTACGAGAAAAAAACTGAGGCAGGTCGCCGCAGCGTTGTACACGCCCGGACCGACTCTCGCGGAGTTAGCCGCTTTTGGTTTGACGCCTGAGGACGTGGAGGAAGAGGTGGGGATCCTGCCGTCGGTATGGAAATCATTCACCATCTTCTCTGCACTGGCGACTCAATGGCGCGTTGGCGCGGGCGGGGCGACCGGCCTTGATTACAACGTTCTCCCCTGGGTGTTTGAGTTACACGGGGTTGATGATGCGGCGGCCTGCATGGCTGACCTTCAGATTATGGAAAGCGAGGCTCTCAAAGTAATGCATAAGGAGACGAAATAATGACAGACCAGATCGCCTCGATTACTTTGCGGGCCGATGTTTCTGACCTGAAAACTGCCAGCAATGAGCTGGATAAACTCGGTGAAGCCGCGGCTGGTGCCGTTGGCAAAGCTGATGACCTTAACAGCGTATTCCGCGCTGGTGCTGAGTCTGCAAAGCAGGGTAGCGAAGGCATCAAGGAGCAACAGGCTGCGCTGAAAGGCCTGCTTGAGAATATCGATCCGGTAAACAAAGCGCTGAACAGGCTGGACGAACAACAGGCCGCGCTGCGTAACTTCCAGACCAAAGGCTTTCTGGATACCGATGATTTTAAGCACTACAACAAAATCCTGGACGATACCCGGCTTAAGCTGACGGATACCGGAGAAGCAGCTGCGCGTGCCCAGGCAGAACTCGCGGCCACTCAGGCGGCAGAGAAGCAATCAGCCGCGCTGAAAAACCTGCTGGGTTCAATCGACCCGACGATCCGCGCATTCAACTCGCTGGACGAGCAGCATGCGCAGCTGGTGGCACACTTCGAAGCAGGGCGCATTAACGGCACCCAGTTCGAGCATTTCAATACCATCCTCAACCAGGCGCGTGAACGGCTCTCTGGGGTAGCTGACGTGCTGCCTGAGGCGCTGTCCCGGCAGGAGGTCGCTGCACGCCGCGCCGGTATCTCTGTGGGGCAGTACAGCGCAGCAATGCGCACACTACCAGCACAGTTCACCGATATCGCCACGCAGCTGGCTGGTGGACAGTCTCCGTTCCTGATCCTGCTCCAGCAGGGCGGGCAGATTAAAGACCAGTTTGGCGGGGTCAAAGGGGCGCTGACAGGGGTTGGCGATTATCTGCGAACACTGATCGGTTTTGTTAACCCTCTCACCCTCAGCCTTGCCGGCTTAACTGTGGGCGCAGGTGCGCTGGCAGTTGCCTGGTACCAGGGAAGCCAGGAAGAGAGTGAATTCAATCGCCAGCTACTGCTGACCGGGAGCTACACAGGGAAAACCTCCGCTGACCTTGCCAATATGGCTGAGCGCATTGGCGGAAGCGCCGGAAAAATTTCTGTGGCAGCGCAGGCCATTGCGGCCGCACTGGGTACCGGTGCATTCAAAGGTAACGCTCTGGAGACCGTTGCGGCCTCAGCCGTGGCTATGCAGAGCGCCACCGGGCAGGCTATCGATAAAACAATCGCTGATTTCAAACGGCTTGCGGATGATCCTGTAAAAGCCTCTATTGCCTTGAATGAGCAGTATCACTATCTGAACGCGACCATTTACGATCAGATTGTTGCTCTGCAAAAGCAGGGGGATGCCACAGGCGCGGCAAAATTGGCGATGGACACTTACGCCAACGCCATGAAGAGCCGTTCGAGCCAGATTAAGGAGAATCTGGGTGATATTGAACGGCTCTGGAAGGCAATTAAAGACAGTGCGGCATCAGCCTGGGATCAGATGCTTAACGTCGGGCGGCAGGTTACCCCGGAAGATACGCTCAAAGGCCTGAGAGAGCGGCTTAAGGCGCAGCAGGAAACGCTAAAAACTCTTCAGGGAAGTGCTGCTGCAAGTCCTGATTATGGTTATGGTCGGCAAAGCAGTAACTTCCAGGATGCGGCTGCCTCGCAGCGTCGTAAGGACCAAGAGGCGCTGGTTGCTTCGACCAAATCGCAGATCAGTACCTTAGAGAAAACCCTGGCACTGGAGAGTGACATTTCCGCAGCTAAAGGCAAGGCTGCTGAGGATAATCAACGCGACCTTGAGGCGTCGCAGCGTCGAAATAACAACCTTGAACAGTACGAATCCAATGCCATAAAGCGTGCCCGTGAGCTTAAACAGCTTGCCGCTGACCGGGCAAAATATACTGATACCGAATACCAGATGATTAAGGCTGGTATCGAAAAGCGCTATGCAGATGCCAAGGTACCGAAAACGCCTGCAGTTAAGGTGGACACCGGAACGCGCAGTTTAGACAGCACCAATGCTGAAACCCTCTCATTGCAAGCCCAGTTGAAAACGCTTCAGGAGCATCGTGATCTTAACGATGTGATAAGCCAGCAGCGCAAGCAGCAATGGGATCTGATCTCGAAATTCAGCATTCTGGAGGAGGCCTCCAAAACCCGAGCGCTTTCGAAAGACGAACAGGCTCTGCTGGCGACCAAAGACCGAGCTTTGGCTCAGGCAGAGGTTAATGCCGGGCTGGGTGATCAGATTGCTATTCAGGAACGTCTAAATCGGTTACAGGACAGTTCTCAGAAATACGTCACTCAAATGACTGAGAAAACTGCAGCTCTCAGGGAGAGCGCAGGGCTGAGTTCTCGTCAGGCTCAGCAGTTGCGGGAAGAGGCTCAATTGCGCCAGGGCTGGTTAAATGGCGGAGGTGATCTCGAAGATTCGAGATACCAAAAGGAACTGGCAGCGCTTCGCAATTACTACGCTGAAGAGGATAAGCTGCGTGGCGACTGGAAAGCTGGTGCTGTAAGCGGCTGGAATGAGTATCTGGACGCCGCCACGAATACCTACGATGCCGTTAAGAATGTTGCCAGCTCAACGCTAACAGGTCTGAGCGACATGCTTACCGAACTTATGACGACCGGTAAAGCATCGGTTAAAGAGTTTGGCAAGTCTATGCTCAAAATGATCCTGGACGTGACGAACCGCCTTATGGTTGCCTACGCAGTGCAGGCCGCAATGGGCTGGATCAGTGGTGGATCCGGTGGCGGCACTACACCAGGCGGAGCGTATGCAAACGCTGCTGCAGGCGTAACGTTCAACGCTAAAGGCGGAGTCTATGAATCGCCGGGTCTCAGCAAGTACGTGAATGGCGTCTACGATTCACCTCAGTATTTCACCTTCCAGGGGGCGTCGAAATTTGCCAAAGGTGGGGTATTCGCTGAAGCGGGAGCCGAAGCGATTATGCCGCTGACGCGTGACTCAGCCGGACGGTTAGGCGTTAAAGCGCAAGGTGGCGGTGGTGTTTCCCCGGTTATTAATACTACCGTGAATGTCGATGCTGGTGGTTCAGCAACAGCCCATACGTCCAGTTCTGGCGACGCCATGGGGCGCGCGCTTGCCGATGAGATGCAGAACGCCGCTCTGAAGGTGGTTCAAAAGCACCTTAAGCCTGGTGGTATGATCTACAACTTCACCAAAGGCCGTTAGTGTTTACTTTAACCCCTGGTTATCATTGAACAAACCATGCTAATCAAGGGGATGATAGTGAAAAGGGCTTTATTGGTTTTAGCTTTAGTCGGGCTAACTGGCTGCGACAATCCACCTGCGAAAACCATTGCATCCGCAACGGATTCGAAACCAAACATTTCAGAAATGATAGCGAATGGGACTGAGGAAAAAACATCACAATGTACCAAAGGAGGCGTGTCTTTAAATTGTGAGTTTCTTTCAGGAGATCTGCTTGGCACGGGTAAGTGGCATTATGCCAAAGTATTCATTTCTAAGGACGGGAAGGTTGATGTAACTGTTGATGCGGAAAGATTCTTTTCTGTCGGCTCTGATAGTTATTTTCACGAAGGTGTGGATGTTGGTTCATTCAAATTTAAAGGTGTTAAAGACTCCAAAGCTGAGGTCAGGATCAGTAATTCCAACTCAGGTTCTACTATCAGTCTCGATGTATGGAATGCAGCTGATAAGCAGTTCATGATGGCAAGTTATTGACCACCAAGCCCCGCCTGGGGCTTTACCAAACTCGAGCCTCGCTAATGCGGGGCTTTTTTATATCTATAGCCGAGAGGCAGGAGAACGTTATGACTTTAGAAGAGCGCATGGATAAGCTGGAGCTTATGCTCGCAAACCAGCAGAGCATTTTAACAACGCTAATCAACGAACCAACGGCAATGAAAGATGCCGCGAATGCTGCCATTCGAAGCGCGTTACGGCCAGGTGGTCAGTTATATGGTTTAAGAGCAGATACGTCATTCAGCGCTGGTGGCGGCCAAGTGTTCATTGATGATGCCAAGATTAATGCGGGAGAGGTAAAGGCGGCCCAGGTTCAGACCGCTGAATTTAAAGTAACCTCTCCCGGAAGTTACGAAGCCGACAGAGATCGCCTACTTGATATTGCCACTACTTTAACGCGCGACTCACTGCAGCTATCGCGTTTGTTAGAGCGTCCTTAATGTGAGGATCGTTACGAGCATCGCCGTTAACTAACTTGCTTTCTCCTTCTTTTAATGCCTTAAGTAAAAGTTCAGCAGCATTTTTATTGGGTGAAATTTTATCTACGATACGAATTACATTCGTTAGTAAAAGCCCAGTCATAATTTCGTGAGTCAGCAGTTTCTGCTTCAACTCGACTACTTCTTTTTCCAACTCTAACATTGAGCCCATTTTTTCTCCTGTTATACAGAGGCCATCAGCCCGGCCTCCGGCAATTGGTTCGCCAGCGTCCCACCGCTGACGGGCTGAACCCACAACATAACCAGGTATTTAGTTTTGTAACATCCTGATATTCAGACAGTAGCCACCTTCGGGTGGCTTTTTTTATGGAGCAAACATGGCAGTCGAAACCTACCGCTGGCGCTCGCAGCTCGGCGCTGGCCCCATTGAATACGGCAAGACGGTGCGTGCGGCGCAGTTTGGCGATGGCTATGAGCAGGTTGCCGAGAACGGCATCAACTCCACGGCCATTCAGGTGCCGATGAAACATACCGGCACTGAGGCGGAGGTAAACACTATCCGCGACTTTCTGCTGGCTCACACCGTGAAGGCCTTCATCATTACGCCGCCGGGCGAAGAGAAGGGGATGTATCGCGTTGTCGCCGACTCTGTTCGCAAAAACCAGATCAGCAGCAAATTCGCTGAGCTGACGTTCACTATTAAACGGGCCTACGGGGTATACGCATAATGGCACTTGTTGATCAGGCGGCGAAGCTGGCACCAGGTGGCAGGGTCCGCCTGGTCGAAGTGGATGCCTCAGAGTTCAGCGGCGGGATCCACCGCTTTCACTACAGTCCGTTTCCCCATACGCCTGCCGAGATTGACGCGGCGAACGGCGACGAGGCCAGGCTGGGGCCGAAGCCTATCATCTGGGATGGCAACGCCTATGAGTTCTGGCCTTTCCAGATTGCCGACCTGGCGCTTTCAACGGATCAGGCTGCCGAGCCAAAGCTCAGCGTGTCTAACCTCGACGGCCACATCACCGCGCTTTGTCTCCAGTTTAAGGACATGGTGAATGCGAAGGTAAGCATCATTGACACCTACGCGGTTTACCTGGATGCGGTGAACTTCCCGGGCGGTGTTAATCCGACAGCAGACCCGACGATGTTCTCCTTGCAGACCTTCTGGCTAGATACCAAAACCTCTGAAGATGACGAGATGGTGTCCTGGTCGCTCAGTAGCCCGGCAGGCCTGCAGAACCTAGTTATACCCACCCGGCAGATCACCTCGCTATGCGAATGGGCACTGCGCGGACAATACCGCAGCGGTGACGGTTGCACCTACAACGGCACGGCATATTTCGATGCGAAGGGTAATGCGGTAGCTGACCCGGCGTTTGATGTATGCGGGGGTTGCCTCAGTGACTGCCGCAAGCGTTTCGGCGCAGGGCTGGCAGAACCGAACACTGCCGTTCTTGATTTCGGCGGCTACCCGGCGACAGTGCTCTTCACCCGATAACCGGATATACCCATGAACAAAACCATTATGACGGCGATCCGGTCGCATGCGCTGGAGGAATCCCCTCGCGAGTGCTGCGGCTTCGTCATTCAGTCAGGACGGCGCCAGCGCTACATCCCGGTGCCGAACAGCCACGAAAATCCAACAGAGCATTTCCGAATTGACGGCGAAAACTGGGCGAAGGCCGAGGATGCCGGAACCATTGTTCGCGTTATTCACTCCCACCCGGGCGATGGCGCACGGCCTATCGCCTCTGACCTTGATCGCCAGCAGTGCAATAACTCTGGTGTGGTCTGGGGCATTTACGCGCCGGACTGCGATGAATACGCAGAGATAACACCGGACTCCATCCCGCTGATTGGCCGCCCGTTCCTCCTTGGCTCGCATGACTGCTGGGGGCTGGTCATGGACTGGCACGCTATACAGGGCGTAGCGCTGAACGATTTCCGCGTGGATTATCCGTGGTGGGAAAGCCAGTACCCCGACAACCTCTATTTCGATAACTGGGAACGTGAGGGATTTGTCGAATGCGACCCCGCGCCCGGTTGCATGGTCATCATGCAGGTTGAGTCCGACAAGTGGAACCACGCGGGGATCATCACCGAAGAGGGCGAGATGCTGCACCACCTGTACGGCCAGCCATCCTGCATCACGCCTTATGCCCGTGGATATTTTAAAGACCGGACGATGATCTGCGTTCGGCACAAAGACCTGCCGCAGGAGATTAAGCCATGGCGCGCTTAACCACGATTCGATTGTATGGCGCGCTGGGTGCCCGGTTTGGCCGCGTTCACCGACTGGCGGTGCAGACGTCAGCGGAAGCGGTAAAGGCGCTGTGCATCAACCTGGACGGGCTGGAAAGCTTTCTCATGAATGCCAAAAAAAACGGCATGACCTTCGCGGTATTTCGTGGCAAACGCAACATCGGCGAACAGGATTTCAAGGAGCTGGGTGGTGGCAGTGATATCCGCATCGCGCCTGTGATGGAAGGAGCGAAAAAGGCGGGTATGTTCCAGACCATCCTGGGGGCAGTGATGGTGGTTGCTGGGGTGGTTGCCTCATTTATACCAGGCGCACAAGGATTCGCACCTTCGTTAATCATCGGTGGTGTCAGTATGATGGCCGGTGGTATCTACCAGATGCTCTCGCCGCAGCCCAAAGGCCTTCAGGGGCGTGATGACCCTGACAATAAGCCCAGTTATGCCTTCGGCGGCGCAGTGAACACCCTGGCGATGGGCAACCCGGTCGCGTTGCTGTATGGCGAGCGCGAGATTGGCGGCGCCATAATCAGTGCGGGGATCGTGGCAGAAGATATTTAATTTCATAAACATAGATCATGGTTAGCCAGCAGAATGTTATGCTATTTTCATCAGCATTTCGTTATAGGGAAAACTACGATGCCAGCAGTAAAAATAATCGCTAAATGGCTAAAGAAGGAAAATGATAACCGTCCTGATTCAACTCTGGAGTTTGTCGCTTCAATAGACTCAAAGGGGCATATTAAACCTGAGCAAAGAGTGTATGGAGTTATCACTGGATACGGATATGGGCCACTGCCTCAGGGAGATTATTCTTTCGTCAGCACTATGAGTATTGATCGTAAGTGCTTAGGAATAGACTGGGGCAGAGATTATCAGCAATTCAATTCGACGATTGATGTCCTTGAAAGGCACCTGCAGCCAGGAGAAACTATCAATCATGTTGAAAAGTCTGGAAGTCAAAATACGTACGATTATGAGATAACTTCAGTCACGTACTTTGAGTGATACAATCACAGCAAAACCAACCCGCTTCGGCGGGTTTTTTTATGGATGCAATATGGCAACGATTACTGGTGCAAAAGGCGGCAGTCAGAAGCAGCACACGCCTGTTGAACAACCCGATTCCGCGCAGTCGATGGCGCGCTGCCGTATGCTGCTGGCGCTCGGTGAAGGCGAGTTTGCTGGTGGACTGGATGCTACCCGGATCTTCCTTGACGGCACGCCGCTGGGCAACGCCGACGGCTCGATGAACTTCGAGAATGTCTCCTGGGACTTTCGTCCGGGCACGCAGACGCAGTCGCCGATCCCCGGGTTCCCAGCCGTGGAGAACGAGACCAGCATTGGCGTGTCGCTGACGAAGGTCACTCCCTGGACCCGTGCCATCAGTAATACCCAGATTGACGCAGTGCTGGTGCGTATCGGCATTACCGGTATGCAGCAGCAGGAGAATGATGGCGATATCGTCGGCACTTCCGTCACCTATCACATCGATGTGGCTGTAGATGGCGGTGCATACAGCACTGTGCTCACCAAAACCGTAACGGAAAAGCTCAGTTCTCTGTACGAGCTGACCCACCGCATCAATCTGCCCAAGGCTAACACCGGCTGGCAGATCCGCGTGGTTCGCGATACCGCAGACAGCACCAGCCAGATGCTTCAGAACAAGACACAGGTGCAGGCAATCACGGAGGTGATCGACGCGCGCCTGCGCTATCCGCATACTGCGCTGCTGTATGTGTCGTTCAACGCAAAATCTTTCAACAACATCCCGAAGATATCATGCAAGCCGAAAGGGCGGATTATCCGCATCCCGCAGAACTATGATCCGGTTGGCCGGGTTTATAACGGCACCTGGGACGGGACATTCAAATGGGGCTGGTCGAATAACCCGGCGTGGATCTGGTTCGATGTACTCACGGAGCCGCGCTTTGGCCTGGGTCGTCGGGTAACGGCAGCCATGCTGGATAAGTGGGAGCTGTACCGCATAGCCCAGCGCTGTGACCAGAAGGTGCCAGATGGTAAGGGCGGCACCGGTACCGAGCCGCGCTTCCTGTTTGACGTCTATATCCAGTCGCAGGCCGACGCATGGCAGGTAATCAAGGATATCGCGGCTGGCTTCAACGGTATGACGTTCTGGGGCAACAACATGTTCAATGTTGTCTCGGACATGCCGGCAGACACGACGAAACTGCAGATCCTCACTCGCGCCTCGGTCGTCGGTAAGCCGAACTATTCCAGCGGCAGCGAGAAGAACCGCTACAGTTCTGCGCTGATTAACTTCAGCGACCCGGATAACCACTACCAGGATCGCACCACTGCGGTGATGTTTCCTGACCTGGTTAAGCAGTTCAAATTCAAGCAGACGCAGCTGACTGCCATTGGCTGTACGCGTGAGAGTGAGGCGCAGCGTCGCGGCGGCTGGGCGGTGTACTCCAACTATCTCGATCGCCTGATCACGCTGCAAACCGGGCTGGATGGCTTTGCCTATGTTCCCGGCACCGTGTTCGCTTTTGCGGATGAACGCTTTTCCGGGCGAGTGTATGGTGGGCGCGTTGTGAGTTACAACGTCGGGCTTAAAGCCGTTACAACCGATCGCGGGACCAGCGCCGTCCCGGGCGACACGCTGATGATCCGCACACAGGGCGGCATTGTGGAAAACCGGGTCATTCAGGCGGTCAACGGCACGCAGTTAATCGTGGCCACAGCTTTTTCCTCTGCGCCAGCGCCAGATGCCGTTTTCGTTATCGATGCCGGACAGCTGCGCCTGCAGTATTTCCGTGTGATGAACCTGACATTCAACGACGAGGAGAACACCTACACCATTACGGGTGCGGAATACAACGCCTCGAAATATGACGCGGTCGATAACAATGCGCGCCTGGACATCCCGCCTGTCAGCCTGATTCCTACTGGTGTTGTTTCTCAGCCCGGAAACGTCGTGGTATCGAGCTACGACTCAGTGAGACAGGGGCAGCGCATTGCCACGCTGACGGCCTCCTGGGATGCTCCGCTGGATAAAGCCGGGAAACCTCAGGCAGACGTGATCGCCTACCAGGCACAGTGGCGCCGGGGTGATAGTGAGTGGGTTAACGTACCGCAAACCGGGCTGCGCAATATCGAAGTGCCGGGGATCTACGAAGGTGATTACCTGGTGCGTGTCAGGGCGATTAACGCTGGCGGCGCATCCAGCCTGTGGGCCACCTCAGTGCTGACGCATCTCAAGGGCCGGGCCGGTGATGTGCCAAAGCCCGCCAATTTCCGTACCACGCCGTTGCTCTGGGGCGTACAACTGGACTGGGATTTCCCGGCTGGTACCGGCGATACCTTACAGACGGAGATCCAGTATTCCACTGCATCGACCGGCACAAATCCGCTTCTGCTGGCTGGGGTACCCTATCCGCAGCATGTTTATCAGCAACTGGGCCTGAAAGCCGGGGTAGGATTCTGGTACCGCGCGCGGCTTGTCGATCGCACCGGCAATAAGTCGGCATGGACTGACTTCATTCAGGGCAGCAGCAGCTCGGTTGCAGCTGATTACCTGGTGGATATCGACAACCAGATCAAACAGACAGACGCGTATAAGGAACTCACCTCAGATATCGCCGATCTCAGCGACGATATTCAGTCAGCGCGCGACGACATCAGCAAAGTTACGACAGAGTCGGCGGCAACCAAAGCAGGCCTGGCACAGGAGGTCACGGACCGTAAGAAAGCCATCACCGACGAGGCAACGGCGCGCGCCCAGGCGCTGCTGACCGAGAAGAACGAGCGCGTCGCGGATATCAGCAACGTCAATCAGACGATCCAGACCACCACCGAGTCACTGGCGCAGCAGATTGGGCAGATTTCTGCTGGCACCGGTTCGCAGTTCGACCCGGCAAAAATCTGGTACTTCGATTCGACAGTAGAGGGCTGGAACGGGAACGGGACACCGACGATTGTTGACGGCTGGATCCGCCCGGCGAACCATGCCACCGATCCATGGGTGCAGTCTCCCGGTTCACTGGGTGTTAACTCGTCGTCCTATCGCTTCGTTAAACTGCGCATCAGGAAGTTCGGGGCGCCGGGCTGGGCGGGGCAGCTGCGGTGGCGGGGTACCGGGGGCTTCAACGACACCAACATGGTCACCGTCGCCGAACCTGCTTATGACGCGAACGGGATCGCCACGCTGGAGTTCGACAATATCCCCTGGCTGACTGAAGCCACGATGAATCAGTTCAGGCTGGATCTGTCCACTAAGCAGGATGCGACGAATTACTTCCTGATTGACTGGGTGGCGCTCGGTCGGCCTACGCCCGGTGCAGGGATGGCGGCCCTTCAGGCAGAAACGACAGCCCGTGTCCAGGGCGACCAGGCGGAAGCCACAGCGCGCGAGACGCTGGCGGCGCAGATCCGGGGCGGTTATACCGGTGATGATCCGTCGAAGCTGGCCTCGGGCTTGCTCTACACCGAACGCCAGGCGCGCATCACGGCGCAGGAAGCGGAAGTGACAGCCCGGACGGCGCTTGAAGCGACCGTTAACGCCAACAAAGCCAGCGTGACGCAGGAGCTGGCAACGCTGACGACTGAGCAGGAAGCGCAGGCTACTACGCTGTCTGGCCTGCAGACCACCGTCGGGAAAAATACTGGCGATATCACGCGCATCGATAAAGCCGTCGCTGATAACAACAAAGCGCAGACTACCGCGCTGGCTGCGGTCAAGGCCACCACCGACCAGAACACGGCTGACATCAGCACGGAAACTACGGCCCGAACGGATGCAGACAGTGCGCTGGGGCGTCGTATCGACAGCCTGAAAGTGGATGTGGACGGTAACACGGCCAGCCGCGACGCCGGTATTGTCGGCAACGTCACCAATGCTCTCGCCAACTTCATGGCGTTCTCTGATCAGCGTGTCACGTTTGCCGTTGGCGAAACGAAAACGATGGCCGAGATCACCGAGACCCGGAAGACCGCCGCGGATGCCACAAGCGCTGTAGCTGAGCAGGTCACGACGCTTAAGGCCACGGTTGAGCAAAACGGCCAGACCAACGCCGCCGCCATCACCCGCATTGATAAAGCCGTTACGGATCTGGAGAGTGCTACCGCAACCAGCATTCAGCAGGTGACGGCTGCAATCGGCGATACCAATGCCAGTGTGCAGACGACCAGCCAGGCTGTTGCTGACATCAACGGTAAGCTGAACGCGCAATGGGGCGTTAAAGTCCAGGTGGAGGCGAACGGTGTCAAACGCATCGCGGGTATCCAGCTGGGCATTGACGGTACAGGAGCCTCAAACTTCCTGATTTCTGCCGATACGTTCGCGGTGTATAACCCAACGACGAACGGGCAGGAGCTGGTGTTTGCTTCGACCGGCGGCCAGATGTTTATGCGTTCGGTGTTCATCCAGGACGGTTCAATCGACAACGGCAAGATCGGCAATTACATCCAGTCCAGCAACTGGGACGGGACCGGCAATGTCGGCTGGCATATCAATAAATCCGGGTATGCCACGTTTAATGGCGTGACCGTTCGCGGGACGATTTATGCCACTGACGGGAGCTTTAAAGGCAGGGTTGAAGCGACCAGTGGGAGCTTTAAGGGCACGGTTGAAGCGACAAACTTCATTGGTGATGTGGCTAACGTTGGTGTGTCTTCAGATACTTACGTTTCAGGCGGAGGTGTGGCAAACAATACCATAACTTTCACTGACTCCTCCTCATCATCACTGAATAAGTCAGCTCTGCTTGAGGCAATGATTACAGCGTCATCTATTCAAGGGGAAGGCCTGGTAAACATCACCCTCAACATTAACGGCGATGTCCGTGACTTAGGTTCCGTCTACATTCCTGCGGGAACCGGTGGGCTTCGGATAACCGTACGTCATGCTGTTCGAAACATTACGGCAAACGTGATTACAGGGACGATTACGGTTACTGGTACCGGGACGGCTAGTAAGCGTATTGCCGCTCCGACACTGACCATTACGCGCGGTACCGGCTCCTTCTCCTAATCTCCACAACCTCAGAACCTCCAACCCAGCTCCGGCTGGGTTTTTCATTTTAAGGACATTACGAATGGCCACACTTGATGACGATTTGGCGAACGCCGTCACGGAAGGTTTTCGCCAGGCGCAAACTGATATCGCCAACCAGGACCTGATTTTATCGGGTACCGGTGACGTCACCGTAACCCTGGCTGACGGTTCGAAAAAGACGGGTCCCAGCTGGTCGAAGCTGATCGCCCAGGCGGGTGCGGCAGGTGCCAGCGCCGCTGCAGCGGCAGCATCAGAGAAAAACGCAAAAACCTCAGAGACGAACGCGAACTCGTCTAAGACTGCTGCGGCAAGCAGCGCCTCAGCAGCCAAGACCAGCGAAACGAATGCCAAAACCTCTGAGACGAACGCAAAAACGTCTGAGACGAATGCCAAAACGTCGGAAACCAATGCTGCTAATAGCGCCAGTAGCGCCGCAGCATCACTGGCCGCCGCGCAGCTGCTGACCTCTGTACCCTATGAGGCCGCGCCATTCCCTGACGTCTGGTTGCCGCTCAATGATGACCTGCGCCTGCTGGCCGGGTTCGCGCCTTACGACAAGCTAACGATCTCCGGGCAGGTTCTTGAGCTGCCAACTAAATCAGCGACCTTTACCCGGTCAACCAAAGCAACGTATATCGACAAATCCGGTGTATTGCAGATCGCTGAAATTAACGAGCCGCGTTTTGAACGCGACGGATTGTTAATGGAGGGGCAGAGCACTAATTATATTCTGAATAGTGATGACCCATCCAAATGGGGCACACACGGCTCCCTAACCGACAAGGTTATTACTGATGGCGCAACTCAAGCTGTAACTTATTTCGGAACAGTGAATGCCACGACACCTAGCAATAACCACTGGATAGTGGGAACCCCAACGATCCCCGCCGCAGCTGGTGAAATATTCACTATATCCGCCAGATTCAAATCAACATCGGATAGGGTTCGTTTCCGCTTTGCACTCGATAATGTGCAGATAGCTGATGTTGCCTTTGACGGTATTACTGGTGCAAGAGTTGGTGGACCATCTGGCGGGGCAACTTACACAACGTCGCTAGGTAGTGATGGGTATATATATGCCAGTATGACCATTGCTGTCGCCAGTGCTGGTTCATTAGTTGGTCAAATATGGTTCAACGGCACCGCAAATATCGCTGCTGGCGCTGCTATTTATGTACAAACCGTACAGGTAGAAAAAACCGCCATCCCTACGAGCTATATTCCGACAGGCTCGGCGGCTGTGACTAGGATCGGGGATCTGCTCACTTTGCAGCCGCAAGGGAACATCGGCTACAACACGGTGGGCGACATCTTCGCCCGTACCATTGCACTGGAATTTACAGTAGATCAGTTTGTTCAGCCTACAACTGGCCCGGCCTACGTGGACTTTTTATTAAATGTGGGAGCGCGTAACGATATTATTCTCCGGGGGGTTTCGAACCAGTTAATTTCTTATCGGTCATCAGGTGGAATAGCCATTCCAAATGTGACTTACCCATTCAATAAGAAAATATATGTTCAGACTGTTGATGTTGCCAACGATAATACAGTTGTCGGTTACTTTGATGGCAAAAGCACTACGCGCGCAGGAAATGCGCCTACTGGCCCAACATCATCCAGCACATCCATCAGATTTAATAGCAACTCTTTCGCCGTTTATCATATCCGTAACTTCCGTATCTGGCACCGCTTGCTGACGCTCAATCAAATTAATGGACTCCGCTAATGAGAGATTTATATCTACGTTTCAAAGACGCCGAAGAAATGCGCACGCAATTAATCGCGGCGGGGTTTGTTGATGATGAAGAGCAGGGAGGTTTATTTCACCCTGTTATCAGCCTGGATATCATTGGCGTTATCAGTCTCCCTGCTGAAGTTATCAATCCCGGCGAAGAAAACGAAATCATTAAGTACACCACCGAACCCGGCTATCACGTCAATTTGCGGGTCATGAATGACTCGCTCGATTTATCCGGGCTGAACGACTTTGTGGTTAAACCGAAAACACCGGCTCGCGTCTGGGCGTAAGGAATTAAGTTATGGCAAACAGAATAGACACGGCTGAATTAAGCAGGGCCATTGCTGCCTGGACATCCACCATCAATGACGCGTCTCTGCCGGGAGTTGGTAGTACGGTTTATGGCGGATACATAAAGTCACAGTACACCGTAAATGGTGTTGAGAAGATATCCGCCCAACTCCAGGTCGTGAAACGCATCGAATGGAACTACTCCATTGCCAGACTGGTGGTGTTGCAAAATGCGGGGGGTACTGACTCCGCGCAGAACAACTACTTCGACTTCATGTCCAACGGCAATGTGCAAATTCCCGGACGTTTGTATATGGGCGGTCCAGCCGTGAGTTCGTGGTGGAACTCAGCACAGGCCCACTATGCCTCTTATTACGCGGAGACCGCCACGGATTCTCCGGGTAACGGGGCTATAGCTGGCCTTTCCTGGGGGTATCAACATGGTGGTGGGTATAACCTCCGATCGATGTGGGGTAATGTTGGTAACGGGCTGGGCGCCTGGGCTAACACTGCGCTAACACAGTTCGGAGATAGTGGATCCAAGATACGGTACTGGTATTTTACCCCAGCCAACGGGGATTTAGTCACCTCGACAAGTGGCGATGGCGGCTTTGCTGGCAACTACACCTATCAAAAATCAGCGACCTCTGATGCCACTCTGAAGCACGATATCACCTATGACGACGGCCAGGCATCTTACGAGAACATCAGGAAGCTGAAACCCTGCACGTTCGTGTATAACGGGGATTACTTCGAACGGGCACGCCGGGGGATCATTGCTCAGGATGCTTTACGCGATATTGATCGCGAGTATGTGAAGCTGGTTCCTGCTGCGCCTGAGTTCGACGAGGACGGGAATCGTTGTGATAAAGACGACACACTGGCGCTGGATAACAACGTCATTATGATGGACACCGCACTAGCGCTCCACCACACTATCGCCAAGATGGAAGCTCTGATGCAGAAAGTCGCTGACCTGAAGGCAGAGATTAACGCGCTGAAAGCGTAACAGCATCATGATGTTCAGCAGTAATTATCAATAGGCACAGCCTCCTTGCCCTGGACTCTCTTTAAAACTACTGTATAAATAAACAGTAATAATAAATGAGAGGTCACCATGCCCCGCAAATCAGACATTAACGCGGCTTTTACCGCGGCTATACAGCTAAACCCGAAAGGGTATCAATGCCTTCATACAGAAGACTTCATACGTGAGCTGCGCGCCAGGAACTGGCATTTCAACCAGGCTGATGCGAATGAATGGATCGAGCAGTACCAGACTTGCTTCGTAGACAAGACGCCGGACGATAGCCAGAACCGCCTATGGATGCTGCGCAATATGGGGAGGGTGCTCTGATGGGTTTCGTATCTCCGGCAACCGACTATGTAGAACGCAGGCTCTGTCCTGAAACCATTTGCGGCATTGGAATCGATAGCAAAATTCTTGAAACGTCATCAGGATTTGCGGTTATAGAACCGGTTTCTAAGTTGCTGCAAGGCCAAGTGCTGCTGATCCTATCCGGTGGCCAGACGCAGTTCGCAAAGCTCAGGGGCAGGGCGTTAATAACGGATGATGGCGAAGCGATCGAGGGAGAGGCGGCGGAAGAGGTCGAGGTTATGGGCAGGGTGACCTTTTTCATCAATAGCACTGGCGATGATGATGGTGATAAGTCTCCGCTTTAATAAATGGGGTGTGGTTGTACATTAAAAAGAGGATGACCTGATAATCTTTCCTTGTCACGTTGAATGTCCGTTATGAGCGAGAAGTGGGCTTTTACCTCGCTCAAGATAAGAGGCCGGATGATTTCTAAACTAAAATTGTCGTTTTCAGAGTAAAACATACTTGCCGTTGTACGGGCATTATTGTGTACTTAAACACAATCTATTATTCTAGCTTCGTAGTCTCTGCTGGCTTGTTGATATAAGCCTGACCGCCAACGAGTGTTCTTCGAACAAGCAATGGCGTCGATACGCCGCCATTCAGCTAACGCTGCAATATGCATGTGCTATGGGGGCCTTAACTACGGCAGATAGTTAACGCCCCAATCTAATTTTTTGCGTTCGGAGCATTTAAGTCTTATGAGCGGATCATTTAGTAACAAAGGTGCGTGGACTGAGCATGAGATCGCTATCGGTTTACCTTATATGATGGATCGTGGCTATTGGCCGGGAGAGGATCCTAATGATGGCAATCAGACATCCGGATTAAATGCATCATCTGCGAATGAACTGAGTTACACAGCAATTGCATTTCAAATGGAATTGAGTAAAACCATTTATCCACTAAAGAGTAGAACTGATGTTCAGACAAAAACTGTGCATAAAGTATTACAATATGGTTCTAATATTGCAGTCCGGCGTTATGGCCGAGCAGAAAAGTTACCTAAAAGATATCAGCTTTTAGCTAAAAATGCTGAATGCATTAGTTTGTTACTGTATGACTTTTTCTTACGCGTCGAAAATATAACACTAACGCAGGAGTTGAATAATCGAATCATTTCTATTGTGAATGAGCTTAGAAAGAAGGATGAGAACAAGCTCGCCTATGAACGGGTAGGAGAGTTACGTCAGTTTATCTATTATGAAGTTGATCTTGCGAAGGGCAAAGGCCAGTCAGTTCTATGTGGGCGTGAAGAAATGCGGGTATTATTATCAACAGCAAGACTACACTTGTGCCTTAACGAGCTTCTTAAGCACCACACATTAGACATTACCTCACTGCATAAGAGATATCTTAGCTCTATTGCCATAGAGTTCGCAATGCCAAGCTCAAGCACGCAAGTGGGAAAAAGAAGTATTTATCGTTGGCGTTTACGACATTTGCGACCCTTGCTTTACTATTTTCCACTTGAACTCCGTCATTTTATTATGGATTTCATGAAAAAAGACAATCTGTTCTCAATTTCCGAAATTAGCTTGGCCGAATATAAAAATACATTGATAAAATATTGTGGGGAATGTGTGCAGTATCATTTAAGTAGTAAAAGAAAGTAAACAGGTAAATAGGTGACAATCCAAATTAAGGATAACAACAATGCATTTGATATGTGGGGCCTTCGATTCTAGTATTGCCGAAACATGGAGGAATTTAGAAACCCCTACACATCGCAGAATATATTCAAAAAATCCCGATAAGTATCTTGATAGAAGTTTTTTATATGTTGGGGTTGATGATCAGCAAGTCTTTGATGGTAAAGATTACCATAATCGGCTAAGTTTTATGTCGAATATTGGGAAGCACAAAGAAATTCTTACGCTTACACGGCGAGAAAAGGAATTAATTATAAGTTCAGGGATTTTCAAAGCAAAAAGATTAGTTTGTTTTGAGGAGATTTATCCTTTTTTCGCGGGCGTAAAATATGTAAGCTGCTCTCATAAAAATTATACTTTTCTTAAGCGCGCCTTGAATTATGTATCAAAGTTAAAAATTAATGGAGCTACAACTAATTACTGGTCACAAAAATACTTACATAAAGTGGCACGCAAAATAGGTAGTGTTTCCACGCTTGACCTAGCTTTTTTTCATGCTTCAAACGTGCCCTATCAAGAGTCTTTTAAATTATCAGAAGCTCGTCAAAATCGTTGTGTTATTGCTCTCGATTTTAACTCAATGTATGGCGCTTGCATGACCGGTGACTTTCCTGATCCAACGAAACTATTTTATTCAAAAATAAATAAGATTTACTTTGCTAATGAGCCTTTAAATAGTGGTCTTTACCGTGTTTTGCTTTCTTATCCAAAAACTGAATTCATTAAAAAATATCATGCACTGAAGTTTGCAGTACTTAATAGAAAATATTCTTTTTCGATGGATGAACAGTCTCAAGTTGAGGTTTTACTTCATAGCAATGAAATTCATTTTTATGCAAAACATTTTGCAGCAACATATATATATGAAGGGGTGATAAGCGCTAGAAATATACCCCACCCTTTAATCAATGATGTTCATCGTACTTATGCGCAAAGAACTAATTTTAAAAAACAGGGCAATCAGACACTTGAACGACTTTGTAAATTGCAAATTGCGACTATTCATAGCGCTGTAAACCGTAAAAAATTCAGAACAATTGTATTTCATGAACCTCTCGAGGCATGTCTTTTTTTTCAAATGAATTATGGGATTAAGCGTCCTGAAGGCATGCACCTATCTGTTTTTTTTGGCATTCTCTCGGATGGAGTTCGCTTTACGATAAAGATAGATAAAAAAATCACTATTACTTATATATCCTTTAAGGATGACAGTGTCATACACAGCCTCTTTTCTCAGGTCATAGCAAACTCAAGAGTTAAAATGCTGCAAGCCATTGAGTTTATGAAAGAATTTCCAGGGCTGGAAATCTGTTACTGCAATATTGATTCCCTTCATATTTCAATCCCTACAGAAAGCACTCAAGAATTCCATCGTTATGTTGAACCTTTGATTGGGGGAGGTATGGGCATGCTGAAAATTGAAGCAGAGGCAGAAAAAGGTTATTGGTTTGAACCTGGTCGATATTGGTTAATAAAAGGCAATGCAATCTCTCTATTTAAAAACCAAGGATTGAATACGCCTTATACCAATGACCTTTTTCAAGATAGTCTATCATATTATAAAACATATGAAGAAGATGGATTCACTATACCTATAAAATGCCGACGGAATATAGCAGGCGCTCTCACGTACAAAAATAAAATATCAAACATTAATGACCCTACACATATTGAGTTTTGCCGTTATGATATTGCTGATATTTTAACACCAAATAAAGTTCAAGAAAGCATTACTAATGAAATAAAAAGCTCCTCAATTACAAAGCTAGATTTATTTTATCAGTTGGCTAAAAAATATAAATGTTGA